CTTCTGGTAAATCAACTAATGGTTGATACTTAGTAATTATACTTTTAGCCATTATGACACCTATCATAATACTGCCAAGGATTACTGTAAATATAACAGTAAGATAATAAAATGTTTTCATAATTTAAGTTTTAGCTATTATAAAAGTTAATAAATATAATAAGACTCTCAGCAGGTTTTTCAACCAATAATATAAATATTATCTAGCAGGACTGAGAGTCTATTATGCACCTATGTCAAGATGTAATGGGATATAATGAATAAAGGTCCTATCATATAAATATCAGCTTATATGAAAAGATTCTAGGCAAATGCTCAACTCCTTAAAATGGTGTACACTACAAATGAATGAAGTGTAACCCAGAGACTACTGATATGTAATAGATACATTTTGTATGACCCTCTTTTGTCAGGTTTATTCATTATAAATTGTTTATACTTAATAGTATATTAGTAGCATTGAGAGGATTCACACCTCCAACTTAGGCTGATGTTTTGGATGCCCACGTTATAATATTTAACTACAATGCTTATATGGTAAACAGCACTTCTCCTCTTATTTTTGTAGTTGTCGAGGATATAGAAGTACTGTTTGTGTAGTTGTATTAAGTTACCTGCACACTCATGAGTAACAGACATCATTTTAAGTGAACCAAATATATACCTCCAGCGCTGAACTGAGTATATAACAAAGGGCTGATGACTTAGGGGTTGTACTATAATTATTCAATATAATTGCCCACTGACAATTAACAACTTTGTTGTGTAAATTCTTGAATATAATAGTATTATAATGATTTAATGTAAATTATTAGTTTACTGAATAAACTCTTCTTTTTTGTATTATTAAATACAATAAGGCTTGGTAAATAGTATGGTGTCATAATCTATTTTATTAAATTAAATGATTTTTCTAATGCAACTTCTAATGCATCTTCATATGTTTTGAATGCTGTATTAGCTATCCAATTACTAAATAATTCAGCAAATCCATCATGTTTAGAAGATAATGTATCAAAATGAATATCATTTAATTTCTTCTTAGTAATATAATAGTAAGCTACATTTAAGCCATAACCATTTGATAACTGAATATCTACAATAATATGAATATTATGTTGTTCTCTAAACCATTTTTGAAGACCTGATTGAGTAATAATATTATAGATGTTATGTTTTTTAGCTAACATATCTGAGGTTTTTGTTGTAAGTACCATAATGTATGATTTAAAGTTTTGGCTATTAATAAATATGTTATTGGATTTTAGGTAATTTGGTAATAGGTTAAAAGCTGGGTTTGTGATATAATTAACTGATTACCAACCATTTACTAGTTTTGTAAACCCTAAATCTAATAACATTTCAATGACTATTTCAGTTTCATCAGGTATTCCTGCATCACCATAACAGTAGTCCATGTCTATACATGTAACATCACTAAATATATAATGATTAATACTCTTAATTTCAAATTCTTTTAACCAATCATCATCTAAACTAATTAAAGAATCTTTAGTAGGTATATATGGTAACTTAATACGTTTCATATAAACCACATGGTTAGTTATGAAAACATGTAATGTAATATCATGCATAGTTTGTAAGTTTTAGCTATTATATAATATGTAATGTAAATTTGCCTAAACTGAATAGATGGTAAAAGCTAGGTTGGTGTAGTGGCACACTCTCTTCTCAATAAAACACATCATATAATATGTCATAATACAATTTATAATCAGACTTCACAAATTCATTGTAATAATCCACTATAATATGCTCTATAATGAGAGTAATTAACTTCTTTAATATTACTATACTTTAAAATATCTTAATACTACACCATAACCCAGCTCTTTTATATCTACCTAATTCATTCTATTTCATCAATCTTATAATCTAACATATATAGATAGATATTAGATATTAATTAACTAAGACTAAATAAAAAAATAATCAGTGTTTACTAATTCCAAAAATTAGTGAGGGTTTTTAAGAAGAGATTAATAAAGAAAAGAATAAAGGGGAACACTAATGCTCCCCAATATATATTTAGAATAAATCCTCAACAGATAATCTTTCTGTAGAAGTTCCAACTAATTTCATTCTTTTTTCTCCATCTGCATTTTCAACTTCAGCAATTTGAAGTTTAGAGAAGAAGCCTTTGACAATCAAATCACCAGCTTTCTGAGTTTCACCAGAAGCTTTAGAGAAATAGATATTTTCAGCAACATTCTTGTCATCAATGAATGTTACATAAGGATAGCCATTAGCATTGGCTCTTACTGCTTTATGAACTGATACAAAGTTTCTTTGTTTCATAAAGTTTTGAACTGGAATTGTTACTAAAGTGTTAGTTAATTCTTGTTTTGCAATAGTGTTTTCTGTTGACATGATAAATGTGATTTAGTTAAATGGAATACTATTATTCCCAACATTAGTGTGGGTTTTTAAGATAGCTTAATGGATTTAAAGAAAAGCTAATTGCTCTTCTTTGTTAATGTTGAGTAGATGAACTCATCCATCTTCTCTTCATCAAGTCTAATAAACTGTGCTAATGACATAGGTAGTATATTTATTGGTTAGTATTCAGTTGTTGCCTAATGTAATAGATGCCTAATAGGCTAATGCCTAATATGATTATAATATTACATGAGTTGTATATCATCATTTCTTCTTGTGTCAGAGGAAGACAATCAATACAATCATTACATGATGATGTAGAATTGAATAGATATAGTATCAATGATGAGTAGAACATAGCAATTGATAGGATAGAGACAGACAATATTTTTAAGTATTTATACATGGCTGGACAATTTTAGTTAGTATTAGATTAGCTGGGGGGTACTTCCCTTCCAAAAATCAGTGGGGGTATTTGAGTAGGGTAGGTCACACTTTTATTATATTTCACTAAAAAAATTTTCCAGGAAAAAAATTCTACATAAAAAAACCCTTAGAGATAAGGGTGGGAAAATAGAGTTCAACTAAACTCTTAAAAAGAAAAGTAACCAAAAGAAAAACTATATAGTTATCCTATTTCACTGAAGTGATATTGTATTACTGTGTCTGCAAAGCAGCATAGTAAAACTATGTTAGCAAAGTTAGGCTTTTTTTCTGACAGTTGCAATAATTTAAATGTTAAAGTTTCATAAAGTTATTAACATTAGTATTTTCCTGGTATTATAAAATAAATTAAAATAGTATTGTTTATATTAATTTTTTTATTAACTTTGCTTCAAATAAAAATGAATATATGATAATTAAATTTAAAACATCTAAGTCTTGTTTATTGGAAGATTGGGAGAGAAACATGCAGAAGGAATTATCAGGACCAACCAGTTTAGATTTTTATAGGACTAGTGATTACATTGGTACTGTAGCAGTAGAGATGGATAATGTAGTTGACTATGAAGTTGGCAGGGTTTGGGTAAACCAGGAAAGGTTTGAATGTGTTTATGCAAAGATGGGAATCGAAGATGATAAGTACACCAGGAATTTAATAATTAGTGGAGATGACTTTGAAGCATTATTAATGAAGTTAAGAGATAAAGAGGTGCAAACACCAGAACAAGTATTAAATAGTATATGAAATGAAAATTATTCAAAAGGCATTTAAGCTAGACAATGATAAGTATTATGAACTACATCTACAAATTGTCAATTCAGTCTTACCAGTTAGACTAAGTGAAAAAGAACTGGAAGTATTGTCTTCATTTATGGCACTAGAAAAGAATATTATTAAGATTGATAATTTCAATTCTTTTGCAAGGAAACAAGTGAAGATTAAATTGGGTTTAACCTCAGCAGGACTGAGTAACCATTTAAGGTCGATGATTGATAAAGGATTTTTATCTAAAGATGAGATGAGTGGATTAATTACGATAAAGCATTTTTTAATCCCAGAAGAAGATGGGCAAGGTTATCAATTTAAAATAGTGAAATAATGGCAAATGAAAAAACAGAAAAACCGATGATTATTTATGATATGGTTTCTTTACCAGATTTAGACCCAGCAGATTTTATTACTATTAGAGATTTATTCAGAGCTTTTCAAAAAGAAAAATTAGTATTATGGGACAGTTCAAAAGGTGGAAATGAACCACAAGTTATTCCACCAGGAGATTATAAAATTAAAGATGTGAATAATGAAGAAGATAAGTAATGAAGATTTGATAACTGAGTTTCACGCTAAATCTACAAATAGTTATCCTGGTATTACTTTTGAACAAGGGAAAGATATTTGTATGACTCCTTGGAAATTTTTAAAAGAAGAAATGGAAAATGGTGAATTATCAGAAGTTAGATTTAAATACTTTGGTACATTTCAAGTTTATTGTGGTAGAGCTGAAATAATGTTGAGCAACTTAAAGGAAAGGTTTAAGATAAACAAAATTAAAAGAGAAGAGTTTTTTAGGATAAAAGACATGTTAGATAATTTTTTAAAAAAACAAAAAAATGGCACAAATTAATTTAAAAAACATTATAGCTTTTATTCAAGGAAATTTTAGGTACAAATTTTATTATACAAATTATAATTTTTTTATTCCACTACATATTAGGGAACAAATAGATTTGAGAATAGAATGCATGAACCAGGAATGTTTTGAGAATGGAAGTTGTAAAGAATGTGGTTGTAGGACAACTCATTTACAAATGGCTAATAAGAAATGTGATGGAGATTGTTACCCTCATATGGTGGGAAGAAGTAAATGGAAATATATGAAAGGTGGAAATATTACATTAGTAGAAGGAGAATTATGGATGATAAAACATGGAGTATTTAAAAAATTATCAAAATGAGTTGGAAATTAAAACATATAAAAGTTCAAAATGCAATAGTGCATAAAAAATTAAATATTACTTTTAATTATATTGGTGAATTAGATGAGATTAAATCGATGAGTTCATCATGTGGATGTAGTATCCCAAAACAAGTTGGCAATAATATTGTAGTTACATTTAATCCTGGTCCAGTGCCAGTTCATTTACACAGTGTTGGACAATATGTTACAACAGGTAGAATCTTTATTAATTATGTAAATGGTGTTAAAGATACATTGAGTTTTACAGCAGTAGTAAAAAATAAAAATTAGATTATGGCAGATGTTAGAATATTAGCACCATTCATTTTAAAATGGGAAGGTGGATTTGTAAATCATCCAAGTGACCCAGGTGGGGCAACAAACAAAGGAGTAACAATAGCAGTGTGGAAAAAGCAGGGATATGATAAAGATGGTGATGGAGATATTGATGTAGCTGACTTAAAGTTAATTACAAAAGAAGATGCCACTAAAATCTTAAAATCGAATTATTGGGGTAGATGGTTTGCGGACCAAATCAAATCACAAGCAGTAGCAAATACGTTAGTTGACTGGGTTTGGGGTTCTGGAGCATGGGGAATTAAAATTCCACAAAGAATATTAGGTTTAAAAGAAGATGGTATTGTAGGATATGTAACTTTAAATAAACTTAATGAAGCTATTAGAGCTGACAAACAAAAGTTTTTAGATGATTTATATAAAGCTAGATTCAAATATTTAGCAGATATTATTAGAGCCAATCCTAAGTTAAAAGACTTTGAAAAAGGTTGGGATAATAGAATGAAAGATTTAGTAAACTTTAATAAAACATATAAATAATATGGCATTTTTATTTGAAATAAATGGGAAAGCAATTTTTCCACAACCAGAAACCTTACTCATATATCCTTTCAAAGATATATGGGAAAGGGATTTGAGTGTAGAAAAAGAAAATGCAATACAAGAATTTGCTTACATAGAGTTTATGACTTCTATGTTAAAGTCAAATCCTTATAGAGAATACCCAGAAGTAAAGAAAGACGAAATTATTAGAAAGGATGTAATTACACAAATTGATTGGAATCCTGATGAGTTAGTATTGAAAGGAATGGAGTATATTGTAAATCTACAAATGGATGGTTCAATTACTTATACATACTGGATGTCTAATAAATCAGCTATTGAAAAGATGATTCAATTTTTTAATAATTTTGATATTGATGAAAGAAATTTCAAATCAGGTATGCCAATCTATAAACCAAAAGATATAACAAGTGCAGTAGCAGATGCTGAAAAAACATTAACAACTTTAAATGCTTTAAAAACAAAAGTAGATGAAGAAGTGTATGAAAGCAGTAGAAATAGAAGTGATAAAGTTATTAGTCCTTTTGCAAATCCAAATAGTTTAAAATAATGATAAAAATAATTCAAGACCAAGAAAAAAATATTAATACTAAAAATTTACAAAGAGGTGTTTTTAAAGAAGTAGTAATATTATCAGAAAATGATTTGAAATTTAATGATATATTACGTGGAGTTTCATGTGATATAATAATTGTACCAAGACAGATAACAGAAGAAGAGAGAGAATGGCTTAATTATTCAATATCTGATGGTGTAAATATAATAGGTAAAATATTAGTATTAAAATGAGTCAAGTAAATTCAGTAAGAAATCCAGATGGTATATGGGTTAATAGTCAAGCATTTAGAGAAGAAGGGAATAGATTTAAGAAGTTAGGTTATTATATTGCAGACCCTTGGGGTTCACCTGCATGGTATGATTATTGGATGGAACAAAGAAGAAGATGTATTCATGGTTATATTACAGGTGGTGTAAAAATCACAGGTGAACATTATTTTTATTTAAATTTTACACCTATTCAAAAAGTAGATAACATTAGTGGAAACAGAGCAGATAAAGTAGAAGGATTCCCTGATTTCTGGGATGGAGATTATAACTATTTCTGGTCCAGAGAAATTGCAAAGAATGGAATTGTTAGAGCATTAGGATTAGAAGATTCTGAATATAAGGATATGGTAGTCCTGAATGTAAAAACATTACCTGAAGCTGAAGCACAAAAGAAAGTTTTACAAAAGTTATTTGATGGATTACAATTAGAAGTTAGAATTGAGGTAGATTATCTTAATGGTGGATATAATTTAATTGTAGGTAAATCAAGAAGAAAGGGTTACTCACTTAAAAATCAAGCAATTGCAGCTAATAATTATCAAACAATACCTAAGAGCTATACAGCTTTTGGAGCTTATGAGAAGAGATTCTTATATCCAGGGGCTATTTTTTCTTATACAATGGACACCATTAACTTTGTTAATACTAACACTGCTTGGGCAATGCCATCAGATGTTCTTAAAAAAGCTGACCATATTAAGTCAAGTTATATTGAATATAAAAATGGTATTAAGTTAGAAAGTGGATTTAAATCAGAAATACAAGCAGTAACATTTAAAGATAACCCTGATGCTTTGAGGGGTAAAAATGCAAAGGATATTTTCTTTGAGGAATCTGGAGCATTTGGTACACCAGGATTATTAAAAAGTTCTTATGCTGCATCACAGGACTGTGTAATGGCAGGAGCTGTAAAAACAGGAATGATTACAATATTTGGAACATCTGGAGATATGGAAGGTGGTACTTATGATTATGCTGATATGTTCTCAAGACCAGAAGCATTTGATTTAATGCCATTCTTGAACATATGGGATGAAGGTACAGAAAAAGATAAAGTAGGATTCTTTCATCCAATCAATTGGAACATGGAAGGATTTTATGATGAACAAGGTAACTCAAATAAAAAAGCAGCAAAAGATTTAGAATTAGCAGCTAGAAAGAAACTTATAGATAATGGTGCAACTTCAACTGAGATTCAACAAAGAATGCAAGAGAAACCTCTTGGTCCAGCAGAAGCATTTTCATCAGTATCAAATAATACATTCCCAGTTGTAGAGCTTAATGCACAACTTACTAAAGTAAAAGCAAATGGATGGCAGTTAACAAAAGGAACACCAGTAGATTTATTATTGGAAGATGGTGTAGTAGTAGCTAAACCTATTCTTAATGGAAGTAAAATTCCAATTACAAGTTATCATAATACACCTACAAATAAAAGAGGGTGTCCAATGATATATGAACTACCAGTTCCTAATGCACCAAAAGGTTTATATAAAATAGGTTATGACCCTATTAGACAAGAAGAAGGTACATCATTAGCTTCAATTTGTGTTTATAAAGGAGTACATATTGGAACAGTATATCATAGTATTTTAGTAGCAGAGTATATTGGTAGATATGAAGACCCAGATGATATAGATAGAATAGCAGAAATGTTTGCTGATTTATATAATACTACTATCATGTATGAGAATGAGGTAACTGGAGTAAAAAATTATTTTAGAAGAATTAAGAGATTAGGTTTATTAGCATTACAACCTGATTCAGTTATTTCAAAAAATGTAAAAAATAGTAAAGTAGCAAGGGTTTATGGTTGTCACATGAATGTACAACTTAAAGATGCAGGAGAAAGATATGTAAAAACTTGGTTACTTACTACATTAGATTATGATGAAAATGGTAATCCAATTAAAGTAATTGATAGAATTTATTCTATTAGATTATTAGAAGAACTAATTGCTTACAATAGAAAAGGTAACTTTGACCTTGTGTCTTCTTTATTTATGTGTATGTTTCAAGTACAAGAAGAAGTCTTAGGAAAAGAATATAATGAGAAGAAAGAAAATAAAAGTGCAAAAATGTTGTTAGAAATGATGCATGAAATGTACAAATAATTAATAATTAGTTGTATATTTGTCGGAATTTTATATTACAATAAAATTTATTATTAAAACAAGATATGAAATGTCAACAGTAAAACAAAATCAAAGAATCTCTTATACTGAGAAAAATGCTGACAATAAAGCCTGGTATAGACAAAAGGCAGATATGATTGATAATCAGCACACCATGAGTAACTACATTAGTGGAGAGGTTTCTGAATATAAAAGAATGAAAGTAAATTATGATTTATTTAATAATAAATTAGATTTAAAAGATTTTGAATATGTTTGTAAACCATTTGGTTCAGAAGTAGGAGAATTACCAGCTAGAATGGTTAACAGAGATATTGTTTCTGGTAAAGTAAAATCTATGCTTGGAATGGAAATGAAAAGACCATTCTCATGGAATGTTATTGCAACAAATCCAGAAGCAACTACAAGAAAAGAACAAGAAGAATTTAAAAGAATTCAAGAATATGTTATTGCAGAAGTTTTAAAACCTATTAGGTTAGAAATAGAACAAAAGGAACAAGCTAAAGCTCAAGGAAGAGAATTAACTCCTGATGAACAACAACAAATTCAACAAAGAATTGAAGAAGAATTACAAGCACAAACACCAGAAGAAGTAAAAAAATATATGCAGAGGGAACATCAAGACCCTGCTGAAGTTATGTCACAACAATTACTTGAATACTTAATTCAAAAATGTGACTTAAAAAGAAAATTTACTAATACATTTAAGCATGGTTTATTATCAGCTAAAGGTATTATGTATGTTGGTATTTTAAATGGTGAACCAGAAGCTTGGAATACAAACTCAATGAGATTCAATTGTGATAAGTCACCTGACTTACAGTTTGTAGAAGATGGAGAATATGCAAGTTGTGAATATCCAATGACACCTTCAGAGATTGTTAAATATCTTGGAGATGAACTTAAACCAGAAGAAATAGATAGAATTTATAGTTCATGGTCAGGTAATAGAAGTGGCTATAATGAAGAAGATTTATTTAGAGTTACTGAAATGACAGATGAACATGATAATGGTAATTCATTAATTGTGATTCACACTACTTGGAAATCTTTGAGAAAAGTAGGTTTCTTATCTTATAAAGATAGAGCTACTGGAAAGATACAAGAAAAAATGGTTGATGAAAGTTATAGATTAAATAAAGATGCTGGTGATATTAAGATAGAGTGGGAATGGCTTCCAGAAGCTTATGAAACTTGGAAAATTAAAACTACTGAGCCTATTTATTTAAAAATGCAACCAATACCAGGACAATTTAAAGATTTAGATAATTTATATTACTGTAAGCTCCCTTATTATGGAGTTATATATGATAATATGAACTCTCAGGAAACTTCTTTTATGGATAGATTAAAATCCTATCAATACTATTACAATATATTAAATTATAGATTTGAATTATTAGCTGCTTCTGATAAAGGTAAAAAAGTATTAATGAATATTAATATGATTCCAGATTCAGCAGGTATCAATATAAAACAGTGGCAATACTACATGGAGTCAAGTCCATATATGTGGTATGACCCAAGTGAAGAAGGTGCAGGTTATTCAGATGCTAATACAGTAGCAAAAGTTATTGATTTAAGTTATGCTGGACAAATGAACCAATATATTGAGATGATGGAATACATCAGAACTCAATGTGGAAGAAGTATTGGTATGACTGACCAAGTTGAAGGACAAATTGGAGGTAATGATAGTGTGGGTGGTACAAGAACTGCTTTACAACAATCATCTCATATCCTTGAGCCTTATTTTGAGTTACATAATTATGTAAAGAGAAATGTACTACAAGCTTTACTTGAAACAGCTAAGATAGCTTATTCTGGTACTGAGAAAAGAAAATTAACCTATTTTCTTGATGATATGTCAAGAAGAATAATTGATTTAGATATTGGATTATTAGATAATTGTACATTAGGTTTATTTATTTCTAATTCAGCTAAAGCTGAAGAAGCTAAAGATTTAATTAGACAGTTGGCACATGCAGCTTTACAAAATCAAAAAGTAGAATTATCTGATGTTATTTCAGTAATTAGACAAGAAGGAATTGTTGAAGCAGAAGAAACTCTTAAAGCAGCTGAAGCTAAAAGACAAGAATTTGAGCAAAGTACTAATGAATCTAATAATAAAGCTAAAGCTGAGTCTGAGGAAAAAGCTAGAGAATTTAAAAGAGAGGAATGGGCAAATGAAGCTGATATGATTGTTCTTAAAGAAACAGAGAGAAGAAAAACTGAAGTTATTAAAGGAACTTTAGTAGGTGCTTCTTTCAATCCAGACCAAGATGCTGATAATGATGGTGAAAATGATTTTATAGAATTGGCTAAACATGGTTTGGATGCTGAAGTTAAAAGAAGTGTTAATCAATTAAATAGAGAAAAATTTGAACATCAAAAAGTTGTTGATGATAAAAAAATAAAACAAGTTGATAAAAAACTGAGTATTGATGAAAAGAAAATTAATGTAAAGAAGTCTAGTAGCTAAAAAAAGCTATTAGACATTATTTTGAAAAATTAATTTTAAAAATGTAGTTTTATTAATTTTTAATCTTAAATTTGTAGAATGGAAATAGGAAATGAAAATAGTTTATCTGGTTTTGGAGGTTTTGAAGAGTCTTCAGCAGATGTAGATTTCTTTAATCTTCCAGTGGAAGATGACAATAAAGAAGTCAAGACAGATGCAAAGTCTGTTATAGAAGAAATATCAAAAGATGATATTACTGAAAAAGGAGAAAAAAATAAAACTCCTGAAGTAAAAGAAGAAGATTTATTCTTAAAAGAAGAAAGTCTTGAAAATAATGAAAAAGAGGAAGAAGATGAGGATGAAAAACCTACTGGTACTCACATTGCTACTTTAAATATTTTAAAAGGAAAAGGTTATATTGACTTTGAATTGGAAGAAGGAGTAGAAATGACAGAGGAATTAGCAGAAGAATTACTTGAAGAAAAATATGAAGAAAGTGTTGATTCAAAAGTAAAAGAAGTCCTTAATGAACTTCCTGATTTAGCTCAACAAATTATAAAATACACTTTAGGTGGTGGTAGAATTGAAGATTTTCTTGAAACCATAATTGATGTAGATGTTGATTTAGATGCTGATTTAGATAAAGAAGACAATCAAATTGCTGTTATGAAAGACCTTTTAGCTCTTGAAGATAAGGATGATGAAGAGATTGAAACAGAAATAGAATTCTTAAAAGATTCTGGTAAATTAAAAGTTATGGCAGAAAAGAAATTAGCTAAATATAAAGCTGATTATGATAACAGACAGAAACAATTAATCAAAGACCAGGAAGCTAAAAGAGAAGCTGATAAATTAGCCTTAAAAGAAACTAAAGCTAAGATGGCTGATTTCTTAACTAAAAATGCAGAAGTAGATGGTATTACATTTACTAAAGAAGATAAAAAATCTTTACCTTCTTATGTTAATGATAAAAATATTAAATTGCAAAATGGTACACTAATTACACAAATGCAAAAAGAATTATTTTATGATATACCAAAAAATGAAAAAGCAATGATGCAATTAGCAACATTACTGAAAAATAGAAATGAGGATGGCACATTTAATTTTAGTAGTATTGCAAAAGATGCTCAAACAAAAATAGCAAAAGAAGTTAAAGGTAATCTTAGAAGAGATAACAAACAGAGTTTTAGTGGAAATTCAACAAATAAAAGTGGAGTATCAGGAAAAAGTTTAGCTGAATACTTTACCAAATAATTAAATTTAAAAAACTATGGCACAAAACATTAACAAATTGCAAGTTAGACAAGCAAGATTTGATTCTACAAGAATGACTGATTTAAATCATTGGAGTAAGAATCTGGCAATTAAACCAACTGTATTTGAAGCACCTCAGAGAGCCTTATTTGCTTCAAAGACCAACAGTTTGAATTTATCAACTGGTAACATCTTAGAGGGTGTTTTTGGTTTAGGTAAAACCAAATATATTGATGACTTAAATTGGTCATGGAAAATGAATGTACAAGGTTACAGACCTATTACTATTTTAGAAAACAGAACAGCAGGTTCAACACCAGGAAAATTTAGAGGTAAAATCAAAGTCTTAGTTGATGTAGATTTAGCTGCTATTGGTGAATCTTGGGGTCCAGGTTCTTCTGACAAATCACAAGTAGTAACTGTGGTTGATAAGAAAAAAGATGGTAGAGGTTTTGAATACACTTTACAAACATACACTGAAGGTGCTGAACATTTCATTAAACCAGCTTATTTAGAGCCAGGTACAAAATGGACAAGAATGTTCACAATGAGAGGTGAAGCTGCTGAATCAGGTGGACACACTGAAGCATACACTAATATTGAATACAAAAATTCATTAGTTAAATTGAGAAAACAATTCAAAGTTACTGACTTTGCAGCTCAAGCTGTTTTAGATATTGCTTTCCAAGATGAGAATGGAAAAGTTCATAGAGCATGGATGGATATGCAAGAAGCACAATATCATATGGCTATGAATAAAGAATTGTGTACTCATGCAATGTATTCAAGATTAGGAGACCAACCATTATTTGACCCAGATTCAGGTTATCCAATTAATCCTGGTGCAGGTATGGAACAACAAATTGAATTTGGTGGAAACAATGAAAGATACACTACTTTAAGTGCAGAATTAATTGAAGCATTCTTTGATAGAATTGTTTATTCAAGAATTAGTCCTGGAGACTTAGGTGATGTAATTGGATTATCTGGACACTATGGTATGAAAGAGTTTGCAAAAGCTTTAGATACTTGGACAGGTGGTAAATCAATTGTTAGAGAAAGTTCTACTTTCATTAGCAAAGATGGAAGTGGTGTTCATAATAACTCATTAAGAGTTGGTTATCAATTTACACATTATGACTTACCTAATGGTGGTTCATTCAAATTGATTCATAACCCATTAAATGATGACAAGTCTATCCACAGAGATATTGACCCATTAACAGGATACCCTTTACAATCTCAAAGAATTACAATTCTTGATGTAACTGGTGGTAATGGACAATCAATTAATCAAAAAGATAATATTTGTCTTGTTAGAAAAAATAAAGTATTTGGTACTACTGTTATTGATGGTAGAGTTGGACCAGGTGGTGAAATTTCTAAAAACCCTAAACACTCTGGAGATTATTACAGAGTAGATATTTCTGACTCAGTAGGTATTGAAATCAAAGACCCAACTGTAACAGGAGAATTAATCAAAACAGTAAACTAATTTTATGACAATAAGCGAAAATTTAAAAATAGAAATTAGACCAATCCCAAATAGAAATGGTATAAGACAATTTTCTGATAACTTGGAGTATTTTTCTCAATCTAATATTATTGCCGCTTTTGTGAACCCTGTCTCATTGAAATATGAGACAGGTCTTTCACAAGAAGACAAAGAATATTTAAAAGAAAAAGGTTTCCCATATGATGTTTCAGATAATTATACTAAAGGTGTTCCACACCCATTCTGGGAAAGTTCTATGGCAAAGGTAGAATTGAAAAATAGTCCATCATTTTTATTCCCTGGTAAAAGTCTAGTTGACTTTGTAAAATATAAATATTTATTAGTAAATAATTATATCTATAAATCAGAAGAAGAAATGTTGAGTGGTGTAAAATCACAAGCTACACATTACATTTATAATGAGAGTGAAGCAATATCAGCTAAGGCAGGTAAATTAGATATTAAAAATGCTTTAGTGAGAAAAGTTACAGACTTATCATTAAAAAGAAAAAGAGATATTGTACTAATCATTTTAAATGAAGATACAGACAATAAGAATGAAGAATATTTAACTGTTAAATTTGATTCTATCATGAATGATAAAGAACAATCAGAACAATTATCTGAATTGTTATTAAGAGATGTAGATGACATTACTTTAGCAGCTGAAATTAAATCAGCATTACAAAAAAATATTTTAAGAAAAACAAAACAAGGTATTTTCTTCTTTGAAAATAATATTGGTTTTTCTGAAGAAGATGTAAAAGAGTTTTTAATTAAACCTGAAAATCAGGAAATTTTATTAAATATTAAATCTAAAATTCAATAATTATGAAGAGTACATTAGCAGACATCAAGCAACTTTTTAATGTTAAAGACATTGCTTATAGCACTAATATAAATGCTTTGGCAGAAGGGCAAATTGCTATCTTTGAAGAAGGTAATGATGTAAGTGTTGCATCAGGTACAACTTTTTCAACATTACCAGACAAGGTTAGAATTGTTTCTAAACTAAATGGAAAAATTTATTACAGTTTTGACACAATTGAAAAAACAAGAATTTTCAATCAAATGTCAGCAGAATATGCACCAGAACAAATTAATATCTGGGAAGGATTAGTTGAACATTGCAATTGTATTGATGGAGTACAATTAAATCTTAATCTTGATGAACATTCATTGATTCAAAGAGATGGATTGACTTGGACACACAATGATTTTGTAGTGATTGTTTCACCACAAGAATTACAATGTTACTGTTCTTGTGATGGTTCAAAACCAGCATATGAAAATAACATCTTAACTAAATTATTAGCTGAGAAAATTAATGCAAATGCTTCAGCATTCTATGAAGCAGAAGTTAAAGTAGATGTATCAGGTTTAACAACTTATGCAAATCAAGGAGCTTTAGATATAGCAGTACCAGCACCAGTTCAAGGTGATATGGCAATTGTTACTGGAGCAGGATTGAAAGTATATAATGGTACAGCTTGGGTTGTAGTAGGAACTGTTTTAGGTGTCCTTACAGATATTGATGCTTTAATTGCAGTGTTCAAAGATGTGAATGTTGATACTAACTTAACTAATGATGGAGTTTACTTTACTTTAGTTATTAAAGGTAAATTACAAGGTGGTAAAATCTATAGAGATTTAGATGTGAATTATGTTTATCCAAGAGGAGTAAGATTGAATCCTGTATTAGTTATCAATGGTGGAGATAAAACTGTTGAGTTTACAGAAACACAATCATTAGCCTATGAAATTGGAGCTGGATATGATTTAAAAGCTGAGGAATTTGAATCAATGTCATTATACACTAACTTAAACTTCTACCCAAGATTATCTGATGGTATTGCAAGTAATGATTTAGTTTATCAATTTGAAAATTCTACTGATTATAACACTTTAACTTTTGAATTTGGTTCTAAGAAAAGTGGATTAGAAGATGTTCCAGAAGGTGATTACAAAAAATTCATGATTCTATTTGGAATTGAGGATGACACTTTATGGGATGAAATGGTAGATATATTTATCCCTTAATAAAAACTTATAGATATGACTATTAAAGATATGCACTATGACTTTAAAAAGAAATTAAATAAAGTTGATAGTCAGCAAAATAGAAATCTCTTAGTACCAGAAATTGATTGGGCAATCAATGAAGCACATGAATTATTTGTGAAAATGATTGCTCAACCAAGAATGAAGTCATATCTAGGTTTTGAATTAAGTCAAAGAAATATTGATGATATTAGGACAATTGTGGTAAAAAACAATTGTCTTAATGTTGTTGATAATACTGCTTCACTACCTGATAACTACTGGCACTATGTAAAAGGACATGTAGAAATGTCTAAAGGTCCATGTAAAAATGTAAGAGGTAAATTTCATTTAAAACAACATGATGATGAATTTGAAGAAAGTCCTTTTGACAATTCAAATTTTGAATGGAGAAATGTAAATGGAGTCTTTTATGAAGATGGAATTAAAGTACATACAGATGGAACTTTTACTGTTGATAAACTTTGTATTGATTATATAAGAAAGTTATCTTATATACACAATGCTGAAGATTTTAGACCTGATGGATATAGATTACCTTCTGGTACTTTATTAACTGGTTCAGTAAATAGTGAACTTCCTGAGCACACTCATAGAGAAATTATTGATATAGCTGTTGCAATTGTAACAGGTGAGATTCAAGGTGGAGATTATGAGATAAAAATGAACAAGTTAAAATTTAATCAAAATACTTAAAAGATGCCAATAAATTATATTTACAAAAAATATAAAGATGTTCATACAATTGAAAATACTGGATTGACATCTCTTCAGTATAGAATAAATATTGTTGAATGTGATAGCACTACTTTATACAAAGAAGGTGTTATTCAACCTGATGTTATATTTATATTACCTATCTTATTTTCTGATGCTATCTATAGTATAACATTAACAAATGATTTAGATGAAACTGAAACTCTCTCAGATATACTTCAATATAGTAATCTTTTATGCTCTTTTATAGAGGGTGTAGAAGAAACATTATGTGGTTGTAAAAAATGTAAGGATTGTGAAGAATGTAATGAATGCCAAAATTATCTTAATACATTAGCATATGGATTAGGATTTTTACATGTTAATACACCAAGATATAATGATTACTTAACTAACATTTCTGAGAGTCTTAGATGTAATTACTCTCAAGAAATTTTATGTATGATTTCAAATGAAAGTGTAAATGGAGTTATAGAAACAAAAAAACTAACACTTTTAAACATAGCATTATTATACTTAACATTTTATCAGTTTGATTTAGTACAAGCTTTTGATTTAGAAGAAGCTGATTATATAAAAAAGAAATACAAATCTGCTAAGATTTTAAAATGTGTTCAAAAATTAGGAATTAATGTTGATGATTTTAATGAAGAATTATTTACAGATATGCAAGTATATTACTGGCAATTAGATAATCCAATTGATGATATTAGTAATGTTATTCCTTTAATTAATAGTACTTACCTTAATGATAAACCTGTATTACCATTTGAATCTTTTGAAGATGGAGAAAATGTTACATATTCATCAATAGGTAGAGCAGTATTTGCAATTAAAGAAACAGACATTCTTAACTTTTTAATTTTTGATTCACTAAATAATGATGTTACAGATGAGTTTGATATTGATTATAATGCAACTTTTAAAACAATATTATTTGTTTCTAAAGTACATTATAGTTTCAGTACTATGTACTTTAAATTTAAAAAGAATCTATTCAATGAATAATATACCAACAAATTTAAGTGTAGCTTCTATGCTACCAAATGACCCAAAAGTTTGGGTTAAGTCAAAAACTCAATTAGCATCATTGGGTGTAGCTAATAATTTAGCTTACACTTATTATGATACAATGAGAGTTATTTGTGCTGATGAAAAAGAAATCTATGAGTGGAGAGAAGAAAAAACAGTTGGAGAAACTGGAGGTTTAGTTGCCACTAGTTTTACTTATCCTCCTGGTTTAATTGTCAATGGAGTAGATTACAGTAATAGAGTATTTAATTTTTTTAAAGTATTATTACCTGAAGATGTATTAGCAGAATTAGAAGACCTTGCAGTGAACTTAGTGTCTTACCAAGCTGGTAATGTTGGAGATGGAAAAGGAGTATATAGAGATACAACTAACCCTTCTGCATTAGTTAATAGATTTAATTTTAAATCTGTTAAATTGGAAAATGCTGAAGATACAGGTACTTCTATCATACAAGGAATAACATCTTCAACAGATGAGTTATCTTTTAAAATGAAAACTTTAGATTCTGATACATTAGTGTTTGATTCTACTGTACCAGGAAAGTTAAAAATTAATATGCCATCTACTTCAAGTCTTTTAGACTTTTATGTTAGACATGATGCAACAGTTACTTATTTTGATTGGTTAGCAGCTAATACACTTGTTAATGGAGGAACTCCTGTTATAGGTTATCAGTATAAAGGTTTTGGTACTATTGCTAAACCTTTTGTAAATACTATAGTTTATACTTTAGGAAGTCCATTAGTTGCAGGTGTGCAGACACCTAACACAGCTTTAGTAAATGCTAAAACAGCATATATTGGTATAGGTAGTATTTTTAATCCTCAATATGGTGGAAGAAGAATGAGAGTTCAAGCTACATCTACATCACATATTACAGATGGTAATTTTAATATTAATGGTTTAATATTAACTTTAGAAACTGGAGCTTCTATTTATCATGTTCCTGTTGCATCAACAGGTGAAGATTCTTGGTTTGTTAATTTAGACCATAGTGGAATTGGAGTAGATACAATATTTGGTGTAACATTTGAATTAGAAACTGGTAGCTCAATTACTGTATCAAAAAATGGATTTAAAAATAAAGGTACTTCTATTGGTACTTTTCTTTACACAACTTCAAAATCAATTGTCATTAAAAGTGAAGGTCTTATTTATCAAAATCGTAGAATTGAAGATGGAGATACTCCAGGAGATTATTTAATGTTTGATATGAATTCAGTTTCTACTGTTGGACATATTAATGATGGTAATGCTTTAGTATCTGTAGTAGGAGGAAGATTGTTTTCTCTTATTAATCCTATAATTAAAGCTGGAAGACATATATCTGATTTTACTAATGTTGAATTTAGTTATGGTAATACAGGAAGTAATATTGACCCAAATATTGTTCCATTTTTAGAATCAACTACTAATTTATATGTTAGATTAGAAAAATGTAGTTTTTATGCTAATGGTAATCAAAATCCTAAAACTTACTTTAAAGTTACTGGTGATAATTCTACAATATTATTGATTGAACCATTAATTAATGGAACTGCTGAATCTTTAGTGACAGTTGTACCTCATGCAAGTAATGCAGATTCAGATGGTTCATTTATAATGTATAATGGAACAAATAAAGATGGATTTTCAGCAACAGTTACCTTATTTAAAAAAGAAGGTGTTAGAGTTGCAAGATGGAAAAAAGTTTATTTTAATAATAATTATATAACTAGAGGTGATATTGATGAAACTAAAATTGATATGACTAATGGTAATTACCAAGGTGTAGTTAATTTTATAGGAATACCTGCTGATAGTAGTAAACAAATAATGTATCACTTACCTAGATTTGGTTCAAGAGTAGCAGCTGCCACTTTATTACCAAAAGGAAGTTCTTTTATAAATACAAATGGTTTACCTATTACAACATCAGACCCTTCTTGGAGAATGGATATAGTAATTTAATAAAAATAATATATGATGAATTTAATACAACAAGTACATGCTGAATATAATGAGAATGTACTTACAGATAATTATAAAAATGTAAATGGTATTCTTTGGACTGCAACTAATTTAACAGGTGCTACTATGGTAGAATCTGAAGATTATACATATGAAGAAGGTAAATGTCTGCATTTACATATTGATGGATTCGATGTTGATGAAACTGAATTTGCTCCAATTGTAACTGACAACTTTAATTTTGAAATATTTAAAACAGGTAAATATTTATTTTCTGTTAGGGCTTTATTACCTAACCAAGGTGTATGGTTTCCTGAAGTAGTGGGAAGATTCTTTTTAAATAGTGTAGGAGGACCTCCAACTTCAATTCCTTTAGAGTTTAAAATTGGTAATAATACTGAACCTGAGTTTACTTTCGAGTACAATAAATTTCAGACTTTTTATGCAGAGGTAGAATTAAATGCAGGAGAAACTTGGACTTTATCAGGAGAGATAGATGAACTACCTTTTTGGTCTCCTGGGATTTTAGATATTTATTTTGCAGGATTTAAGTTAGAGTATATAGAAGATAAAGCTTATAACATCCCAACTTATTATACAAAACCTACAACAAGTGGTTCTACTTTAACTACGTATAGAGAAATATCTGCAATGACTTTGTTAGAGCCTTATGATTCTACAGTGGTAGTTACAGCTAATGCTTTTAATGTAGTACTTCCACCAGCATTACCTTGTAAAGGTAAAAGTGTAGAAGTAGTAAATAAAGGTACAGGTATTACAACTTTAATGGGTTTTGGAATAGATACTATTGATGGTTCAACTAGTAAATTAGTTTCACCTGGATGTGGAATTAAAGTTAAAAGTAATGGTGTTAATTGGAAAATAATTGATTTTTTTAGATTAGAAACATTTAATAGAACTCAATGGATTCAGAATATTGCATTAACAACTGTTAATAATGCAACAAGTTTAAATTTAATTACTTTAATTCCAAATGCTTCTAAGTTTGCAAATGGTACTGATGGTGGTGTTAACACTTTAGATATTGTAAGTAATGGTATTAAAACTAATTGGAAAGGTGCAGTAATGTCTCATTACATTAGATTAGGTTTAACTATAGCAGTTGGGACAGACCAATATTATACACTTACTCTCAGAAGAGTAGTTGATAATTCTATTGTAGCTTCTACTTTATTGAATAGAAATGCAGATACAGGATTTACTTCTGCTGAATTTTTAACTTATACTTATGGAGCATTAGACCCTTTTGTAACAGGAGGATTTTATTTATCTTTTGATAATAATTCTGGTGCAACAGTAGATTTAATTACAAGTATTAACTTATTAATAACAACTTATTTTAAATAATAAAATTATGAAAAAACAAACATTTGATGTAAATAATACAAATAACTATCCTAAGTTGTTTAGTTATATATTACAATTTTTAAAAAAACTTAGTGGTAAAATTGATGATTTAGAAGAGTCTGGAGGTCCTGCACCTGTTCCTAATTTACAAGAGGTAATGACTACTGGGAATCAAAGTACTTTACCTGTTATAATTTATGATGCATTTGATACAACAGGAGCACAAATAACTCCAAGTGGAACTCTTATATTATTAAAATCTAATAGTGAATTTGTAACTCTTAAACATGATTTAATAACAGCATTAAGAATTTTACAACTTCCAGATGAAGATGGAACATTAGCTACACAAGGTTATGTAACAGCTAATGTAACTCCAAGTCAATTACAAAGATTAACTGAAGGAACTACAGGTTGGAGATTATTAAATAAGAACCCTCTTAATTATGGTAACATAGGAACTAATGCAGTTGATTTTTCAGAAAGTGATGGAGCAAGTTCAACTAGAGGAGCAACAGCACCTTTATCTTTTGCATGTAATTATAGAACAACTGCTAGTGGAAATTTTGCTTTTGCTTCTGGTTCTTCTACTACTGCTTCAGGATTTGGAGCCTTTGCTACTGGACAGAATGGTACAGCATCTGGAAATTCTTCTACTGTAACTGGTTTTACTTGTATTGCTTCAGGTGATGGTTCTTTTGCAACTGGTAATGGTAATACTTCTCCATCAGGTTATGAAACAGTTGTAGGTATGTTTGCTACTAATTATTCTCCAGCTAGTACAAATGGATATAGTGCTTTAGATAGAGTATTTAATATTGGTAATGGAACTGTTGCTGGGGCAAGAAGTGATGCTTTTACAGTTCTTAAAAATGGTACATCTATTTTTGGTGGTCCTGCAAGATTAAAAACTTATACAGTAGTTACATTACCTGCTGGTGTTTTAGGAGATACAGCAATTGTAACAGATGCTACAGCTCCTACATATCTAGGTGCTTTAGTTGGTGGAGGTGCAGTAGTATGTCCAGTATTCTATAATGGAACAGCTTGGGTTAGTCATTAATATTAACATTATTATAATCATTTATTCAAAACTTTTAATTAAATTTGCAGTTAAAAGTTTTGAATAAAAAATAAAATATCTTAAATTTTAAATTACATGGGAGAAATTAAACAAATTATTATAGATAATTTTCCAGCAATTTTCAGTTGCTTATTTGGTGGAGGAGGTTTATTCTTATTCTTTTTAGAAAGAAAGAAAAATAGAGCTTTCACAAGTCAAGAAGTAGCTAAAGCAGGACAGGAAGAAGCTACAGCTTTGTCAAATATGAGACAAGCCTACAAAGAGTTTACAGAAGATATGACACAAAGGTATGAAGTGTTAAGTGAAGAAGTGAAAGATTTAAAAAAAAAGCTGTTAACTGTTACAACCCAAGTTAAAGAAGAAGAAGAAAAGTATGACATTTTAAAAACATCATATGACAAATTAAAAATATCATATGACAATCTTAAAAAAGAGTTTGATAATTATAAGAAAAAACATTCAAAATAATTAAATGATAAGAAAACAAATCATAGATTACCTACTATCTAAATCAGGAAATTTAGATAGTGGGGAAACTTGGTACACAATTGGTATCAAATTTGGTATAGAGCCACAAGATAAACAAAGAGCTGAAACTGATGAAGCATACAAAAAAAGGTCAATACAAACACAAGCCAATGATATTTGGAGATTGTATTTAAAACAAAAAAACAAATTAGAAGTAGTAAAAGAGACTTATAAAAATGGTAAGTTACAATTTGAGACTTTAAAAGAAAGACCAAAGAATGTTGAAGTAAATCATGAAGATTTCGACATAGATAGAATGACCACTAACCCTTATGGTGGAGCTTGGATAAAGCTAAAAAGAAAAGAGAAAATTTATGAAGATGACCACCTTGATAAATTAAAAGAACTACTCACAAAAGAAATTACCCCAACATTATACACTGAACCAACTACAACCAATGATAAAGGATTATTTATTTATGGTTCAGATAAACATATAGGAGCATTAACTAAAGAAGACTCTAATTTTACAAATAAATATGACAGAGATGAAATGAGAAAAAGAATTGTCATTTTTACTTTAAGTCATATATTTAAAAATGTAGCTCTTCATGGTAAATTTGAATCATTATTTATAATGGATTTAGGTGATGCTTTGGATGGTTTTAATCAAAAAACAACTGGAGGTCTTAGAGGAACATCTTCACATACATTACCACAACAATTAAACAACAGAGAACAACATGACTTTTATGTAGAATTACATAAGGAATTATTTGATAGTATAATGGCAAACTCTTTAGCAAAAGATGTTTACTTTATATCTACAAGTAATAGTAACCATGGAGGTGATTTTGAATATGGAGCAATGAGAAATCTGGAAACATATCTTAATATTAAACATCCTGGTATTAAGACATATGTATCATATAAACCATTTAATCATTTTATTTATGGTAATCACTGTGTAATTTTTGGTCATGGTAAAGATGATGAAGATATGAAAAATGGATTACCATTAGTCTTAAATGATAAAGTATCAAACTTAATATCTGATTATATTAGAGTTAATAAACTTGAAGATTATAATGTAAGCTTTATTAGTGGAGATTTACATCAATCTGCTGAAACTTATGCTAAAAATTTTAGATATAAGAAAGTATTATCTCAATATGGAAGTTCTAAATGGATGCACACTAACTTTGGTTCAGGTGCACCAGGATTGTCTTCTGAAGTATATGAGAAAAATTCAGCAGAAATTCTTAAAGGAGATATATTTTTTACTATTGATAATGAATCTAATACAGGAATTCACTTCTAATTAAAAATAATTTGTATCTTTGCTTCATGGAAGAATTAAAAATACAAATATTGGAATGTTTTAAGGGTTTAGACTTTGAAGAAAGAACACATAAATATCTTTATCAAACTAAACCCATTAAAATTTCTGTCTCTGGTTTAATTAAAAATTTTTATGAACCATTTGATGCATATCAAATTAGTTTAAGAATAGCAAAAAGAGATGGAATAACACAAGAAGAAGTTCTTAAAGGTTGGAGTGATGAAGGTAAAAAAGGAATAGATAAAGGTAATAAAGCACATTTATTTGGAGAAATATTTCCCTTTAATAAACATTTAGAACCTAGTGATAATTATGAATTAGCAATTACAAAGTTTTGGAATGACCTTCCTGAACATATTGTACCTGTTATAATGGAATTAAGAATGTTCCATAAAGATTATATGTTTGCTGGTACAGCAGATATTTTGTTGTATAATACAATTACTAAAATGTTTATAATTGGAGATTATAAAACTAATAAAGATTTATTTAAAAACTTTAAAAATAAAAAAATGTTAGCTCCATTTGATAGTATGTATGATACACCATTTGGTCATTATCAATTACAATTATCCTTTTATCAAATGTTATTTGAACAAACTGGATTTAGAGTAGAAGCAAGAAAATTAATATGGTTACTTCCTGATGGTACATATAATATGTATGATATGGATGATTTAACTGGAGTTTTAAAAGAACAATTAAAAAATAAAATTAAAATTTAAACTATTATGGGACAGCCATCATTAAAATTAATCACAGATAAAAATCTGAAAAAAATATTAGAATATATTCTAAAACAATTAAAACATTTATTAATTTTATCAGAGTCTTCTGGTAATCCATTTTACAAATCATATTCAGCATTATTGACACAAACAGGAGTAGATGCACCTACTGCATTAGTAAAACAACCTTTAACAGGTGTAACTGTAACTTACTCATATGTTTCTCCTGCTGTTTATAAGATTATTTTCTCAGAACCTATATTAACAGAGACAAATCATAGAGTAATACAAGGAGCAGGAAATCAAAGTTCATTAGTTTCTATATGGGCATATTATGATTCACCAACAGAACTTACAATAGAATGTTATGATTTAGGAAATACTAATATAACTATTCCTACTTCTGATGATATATTATTAAATCAATATATCGAAATACAAATAGATAATGATTAATTATGAAAAAATTAACTAAAAAACAAACATTACAATTGTGTAAAGAGAAAAAGTCTTTACCTAGTAAATTAAAACAAAAGTATTGTAAATGTTTATGTTGTAATGAAGAATAAATAAGATATGACTTATAGAGATATTATACAAAGAATACTATCACTTTACTCAAAAGGTGTTCAATCCCAATCTATTAGATTGGCAGATAGACATGTAGCTAATAAAATGACTACTGTGAGAAGTAAGTTAGTTTCTCAAGAAGCCAAGAAAAAACAGAAAATTAATCAGTGGAGTTATCAAACATTAAATTGTGTAGAGTTAATAAAAGCTCAACCCAATGAGTGTCCTTGTATAGCTCCTCCTGGTTGTGAGATACTTAGAAGTAAATATCCTATTCCAAAACCATTAACAGATTTAAATAAACATTTAATTCAATCTGTTACTACTTTAGATGGAGATATTATTTTTTCTGAAATTACTTGGACTGAAAAGAAATATAAAAAATATAGTAAATATACAGCAAATAAACCTGATTATTTTATTAGAAATAATTATTTGTATATTACAAGTAGAATTGGTTTAAAAGTTATTACAGTAACTGGATTATTTGATGACCCATTAGCAGCATATAACTTTCCTTCAATGTGTAAAGATTGTGTAGATTGTCATGATTGTACTAGTCCATTAGATATGGAATTTCCAATTGATAATGATATGGTTGATACATTAATTGACATGTGTAAAGATGAATTAATAGCTCAATTTTCACAGATGCCAGAAGATTTAAGAAATAATGCAATTGATAGTTTGCCAGAAAATAGTAAATAATGGGTTGTAAGAATGTAAGAGATAGTTATAAACTATATAAAAAATCAGTAGAAAATCCAGTTGATATTCAAACTTATATTAAATATGTTAATGATTATCATAAATTTTTAATGAATAAAGTATTTGAAGGAAATGAAATTACATTACCAGCAAGAATGGGAACATTATGTATTGTAGGTAAAAAACAAAAAGTATCATTTGATGAAGATGGTAAAGTAAAAGGATTAGCTCCAGATTGGGTTAAAACAAAACAATTATGGAATAGTAATTCAGAAGCAAAAGAAAGAAAGCAATTACTGTATCACACTAATAGTCATACAGATAATACAAGATATAGATTTGCATGGTCTAAAATTAATATTTTAGCAAAGAATAAAATTCTTTATTCATTAAGAATGACTAGAGATAATAAAAGAGCTGTGCATGATTTAATATTACAAGGAAAACAATTTATAACTAAATATTAATATTATGGGAGAAGCATTATCAAGAGCAACCTTTAAACAAAAAGAGATTGACACTATTCCTAAAGGAGCAAAAGTCTTATCTAAAGATGTGTCAATAACAGTAGAAGAAATTGAAAATGGATTTTTAGTTTCTAAATCTACTGAAGTAAAATATCAATATGATAAAAGAACAGATTATTCTTATCATACAAAGAAATATTTTGCAAAGGAGAATCCATTAGAATTAGATATGGATAAAATATCAGATAAATCATTAGCAGATAATTTTGAATAATATGTCAGAAATGCAATATACATCAATCAATACAGTACTTGGTAAATTTTATAGAGATTTAAGAGGTAATGAAATTAGTGAGTCAGACCTTATAGAATGGACTGGTGAAGCTTTAGAATTTCTAAAGGTGAATCAGATTCAGGAACAAGCTATTGCCTTTCTTGAAGTAAAAGATTTTCATGCTGAGATACCAAAAGGATTTCAAATGGTATTACAAATTGCCAGAAATAATAGATGGGTAGAAGAAGAAAAAGAAAGCTGTACTCCATGTGTGGTAATTGATGCAATAGAAGAAGAAGTTCCTGGTTGTTGTACTGGCACTATAGTTACAGATTGTAATGGATTTGTAATTGAAAATAATAACATAGTTGATTATAAACCTTATTTTGATTTAAGATTTAATTATCAACCTTGGATTAATAGTTACTATTATAGAAGTAATTATACACCTGTAAGATTAAGTAATCATACTTTATTCAATTCAATTGTTTGCAAAGAAAAAGTTGATGAATGTATAGGATGTGTAGATGAATATACTATTGTAGGTTTACAAGAAAAAAGAATTAGAACTTCATTTCAAAATGGTTCTATTGCAATGGCATATTTAAAAAATGCTATTGATGATGAAACAGGTTATCCTTTAATCCCAGACCAAATATCATATATTACTGCTATTGTTTATTATATACAATGGAAAATAGCACAAATGTATGACTGGAATGGTAGAGAAGGTTATGCTAGAATATCTCAAGATAAAGAAAGACTTTGGACTAGATATGCTAAACAAGCTAAGAACTATGCTAAGATGCCTAAATCATTAGATGATTATCAAGACCTTTTAGAACAGTCACATTATTTAATTCCTAACCATAAAAAATACTATGGTTTCTTTGGTAATCTTTCAAGAACAGAACATTTACCTTTTAAATATAATACTTAATAATGGAAGTAAATAATAATATTTCAGAAAATATTGGTGGATTGCATTCAGATGCTTCACCACAAAATCAACCTAAAGGTTCTCAAAGATTTGCATTAAATGTAGTCAATGAATCTGAACATGGTGATGAACCTTATAGAAGTAATGAAGAAAGTAATGAAGTATGTACTTATTTAAAAGAAGATTTCATTCCTCTTGATAAATGTTACATTGGTAATAAAGAGGTTATTGTTTTCTCTGTAAAAAAAGATAATAGTATTTCAGAAATTGGAATTCTAAGTAATTCTTGTGTATATACTGTACATGTAAATGATGAATTTTCTACAGATAAATTAGGTTTTACTGTAGAACATCAAATTAATTCTACTTATAGATTAAGAAGAGGATGTGAAAGAACTGTTTATTGGACAGATGATAATGAGAAACCAAGATACTACAATTTTGATAAACCAGAAGATTTTAAAGATAAACTTAGTGGTGAATGGGAAGCAACAAAATTTAACTTATTTAAAGAGTATAGTAAAATTCCTGAATTTAGAGCTGTTGAAGTTTTAGATTCTGGGGGTAACTTAAAATCAGGTAGTTATAACATGTCAATTAGATATGTAGATGAAGGTTTAAATCCTTCTGAATGGATTATAACTTCACCTATTATTAATATTTATAATGATTTAAAATCAGAAGCTTTTCTTAATATTAGAGGAAGTATTACTTCTGATGTAGATTATCTTAATTTTCCAATATCATCTAAAGCAATTAGAGTGGAATTTGATAACTTAGATGACAATTATCCATTCTATCAAATTGCATTTATAGAAGCTACTAATGGAAGTGGAATGGTTTCAGATGTTAAATACACTGATACTATACCAACTTCTAAAGACTTCTATATTTATACTGGAGATAATATTACAGTTAATGGAACTGAAGAAGAAATTTTATTCTTTAATGAGATTATTTATAGAGCAAATTCTATTGAACAAATAGAAAATAGATTATTACTTGCAAATACAGAAGGTAAAAATGTTGATTTTTGTAAACTTCAAAAATATGCAAGTAGAATAAAAGCTGATGTTGTAACTAAAAAAGTTATTGTAAATGATATAAATGACCCTAGGAATACTAAGAATCCTACTATGCATTTTGGAGATATGATTACAGGAGGTACAGGTTATATGCCAGGTGAGATATATTCATTTGGTATTAATTATGTATTTACTGATGGCTCTATGAGTCCAACTTATCATATACCAGGAAAGAATCCTTCTATACATCCTTCAACTATATTTACTTCTGGTCCAGCTACATATCCAATGAGTCAGAATAATGAGAGTCAAAACAATACTTATATTGATAATGACAATTGTTCTTCTAATGACTACTGGGGATTAGATTCAGAAGGTGATAGTTTATCAGGGAGACCTGTTAGACATCATAGATTTCCTTTAAGAAGTGAAATAGGTTTATCATTAATAACTGAAGAAGCAGCTACACCTCAAACATTTCCATATTTTAAATTACAATTTAATGCTAATGGAACAACTCCATTACCTTGTACACAAGATATGATTGATGCTGGAGAATGTGGTGCTATTGTTGTAGCTCCTCCTTTTCAAGCTAGAGTTAGTTTCACTGTTGATGGAAGTCCAGAAACATTAGTAATGAATATTGATACTAATATAATTTCTAATCCAGTTAATGTAACTGTATTATCAAATTTATATAGTTCAAATGCAATTGTTATTACAGGTATTGAAGAGTCTGATGGTGCAGGAGGTTTCTATGATGTACTTTCTTATCCTTCAGCTAAAGGTTTAACTTATTCAACCAATGTTATTCCAGCTGATTTTACTACAGAAGGTAAAATATTTTCAACAGAAATTCTAGGTATTAAATTTTCTGGTGTTGATTTACCTAGTTTAGTAGATACTAATGGTAATGAAGTTATTGGTTATTATATTGTAAGAAATGATAGAGTTGAAAATGAAAAGACTATTTTAGATAGTGCTGTTTTAACTCCAAGTTTAAAAAATAATAAATATATATCACATGGATTACTACAACCAGTAGTTGACCCAAATAGAATAAGTAAAGATGTATTTGGAATGATACATCCAGAACATAAATTTAATGAAAGAGAATATACTAATTATACAAGTATTATACAAGAAGGTAATTTCCAAATTGTAAAAAGAAATTATAGTAAGATTAGATATAATGATTGTTTTGATGGTTCATCTTATGATAGTAGTATTCATAAAGAAGGTAATGATGATGGTAATAATTTAGATGGATGGGGTGTAACTAGTTTCAATAGAGACCAATATACTCATTTTGTTCCTAGAACTAATTTTGAAATAGACCAAACTCAAATAAAAGAAAAATTTTATTTAAAAGCTTTACAAAGTAGAGATATAAATGATGGTGCAAATGCTGTATATAATATTGCAGGTGATAATAGAGTAGGAATGATTCAATTAAAAGCAAACAATTTAATTAATCCTATAACAGAAAACTTACCTTATGTATTATTAAAAAGAGATATTGCTGATTCATATTCAACATTTAGAACTTTACCTTATTATAAAGATAGTATCAATATGGAAACAGCTGATACTGCTAGTATTTTTAGTGGTGATACTTATGTAGCACCTATGAGATATACTAATTCAATTTGGTGGGATAATAGACCAGCAGAAAGAGCTGGTAAAACTTCTGTATGGAATTATATCATTGGTGGTATTTTAATTGTTATTGGAGCTATCTTATTAATTTTTGGAGGTTCTGGTGCAATTGTTATTGGAGCAGGTATTGCTATTATTGGTGGTGGAGCTTTATTCATTTCTTCAGGTATTGAAAGAGATGCTTTAGTAAAAGCTTATCAAGAAGAATATTCTAAAGGTTTAAGGGAAACAGCATTAGATAATATTACTCAATTAATCTATAGAGATAATGTTTCTCTATGGGGAACTGTTGGTGAACCTTATACAACTAATGGACCTTCAGATGATGAGATACAATGGATTGGAGATACTGTTACAGACCTTTGGTTTGAATCACAAGTTAATATTTCATTAAGACATAAAATGACTTCTGATGTACCTACATTTTTAGATGCACCAGGAGTAATGGAAACAGGTAATTCAGACCCTTATATTGGTTGGGAATTTTTTGGTAAGTGGTATGAAAATTCAGTATCAAGATACCCAATATCTAAAATGGATAATCATATGGCTAAGAAATTACTTGCTTACAATTCTAATAGAAAAGATAATAGACAATATATTGGACATTCATTAGGAGAGTGGTATAAAGTAAATCCTGATTTTCATAGAAAAAATACTCAAAAAATATTCTATCATTTACCATTAGAATATGATTGTTGTTCAGATTGTAAAGAAGACTTTCCACATAGATGGCATTGGTCAGAACAATCTTTCCAAGAAGAATTGACTGATAATTATAGAACATTTTTACCTAATAATTATAAAGATTTAGAAGGTGAGACTGGTGAAATTACTAATGTATTTAAAATTGGTAATAATTTATTTATGCACACACAGGAAGCACTATGGCAAATTCCTAGAAATTATCAAGAAAGAGTAACAGACCAAATTGTATCTTTTATTGGTACAGGTTCTTATGGAGAAATTCCAGCTCAGAAAGTATTAGATGATGATACAGGTAGTAGTGCAGGTTCACAACATAAATGGGGAATGATTAAAACTCCTAATGGTGTATTTTTTCCTAGTGAAAGTCAAAGAAAAATATATCAATTTGATGGTAAACAATTAAAACCTATTAGTAATATAGGAATATCAAATTGGTTTCAAAATAATATGAAATTAGCTGTAGATGAACAATACTACAATGCTAAACAAACATTATATCCATATAGAAATAATCCATCTAACCCATTTGGTTCTGGTTTTATTTCAACATATGACACAACTAAAGAAAGAATTATATTTACTAAAAAAGATTTCTTATTAAGTCAAGAAGTAGTGGGTAATGAAGATTTTGAGATTTGTGTGAATAGTGGACAGATGACAATATTTCCTGATTTTGGTCAAACAATAAATGACCAAGCTTTATTAGGTTGGAATTATGTAGGTATTGAAAATTGTAAATTAAAATTTGAAAAAACAAAAATAGTAACAACTACAGAAACAAGACAAATTGTTCTTAATGTTCCTAATAATGCTGACATTATTATATGGTTAGATACATCAGGAAGTTTTGATACTTCAGCAAGAAATCAAATTAAAAGTGCTGTTAATAGTTGGTTAGTAGGTTTTGGTGCATCTAATCCAAATTGGGTAGGTAATTTACATTTTATTGAAGCTCCTGGTGCTGGTGGTGGACAAACTGAAAGATGGATGGATGCTTTAAGATATACAAGAGATACTATTTATGGAGGAAATGTAAATGGAAAAAATATCATTTTAGTAAACTTTGTTAATGAATCTACTCCTGAATATCATACTGCATCATTTGATGGTAATATTGATAATCCTTCTGTAGAATATTTAAATGATTATAATGCTTTTGTTAATATTCATGATAATGAAATTATAGCTAATGGTGGAAGTTTTATTGGATTATCTTATCCAATTGTATTTACTGCACAAGCTAATTTAACTAGTGAATTTTTAAAGACAGTATTAGCAGCTGTAAAAGGTATTAGTTATGGTACAACAGCTTTTGGAATATTAACTCCAAATCCTGCTTGTCCAAGTTGGGCTATAATGGAAACAGCTTTAAAAGGTACAAATCCTTATCCTGATAATGGTATTGGAGGTTTAGACCAATATGGTTGGAATGTTATTACTAATAGATTTTATAATGGTTCAGGAGCAATTATAACTGCTGAAAATTTTCAAGAAGATATGAAAGTTTTTCTTGAATCTAATTCAACTGTTGAAACTATTGAAGTAGAAGTAAGTAACCAGGAAACAGAATATATGTATATAGATGGAGTACCAGTTGAAGACCCATTAGAATTGGAAAATTCTTGGACTATTAGTTTCTCGTTGAAACAAAACACTTGGGTATCTTGGCATTCTTATTTACCTAATTTCTATATCAATGTTCCAGATAAATTTTATTCTTGGAAATATGGTAGTGATGCAATTTGGAAACATAATAAGAAAGGTCATTATCAAACTTTTTATGGAAAATTATATCCTTTTATTTTAGAATATGTTTCTTTATCAAATCTATTAAGTACAAGAATTTGGGATTACTTAACATTTTTAGTAGAAAGTAAAAGATTTGATTTTACTACAAATGAATTTGTAGATGTTAATGATGTATTTTTTAACAAGTTGATAGCTTATAATTCAAGACAATGTACTGGATTATTAAATACTAAACTTAAAAATAACTATTTAACAGAAAATTATTTATATCAACAAGTTGAAAATTTAACTGGTAATGAAATATTAGTTGACAGAAATGAAAGAAATTGGAGTCTTAATGAGCTGAGAGATGTGAGAACAGATTACAGTAAACCAATATTTATTTCTGAATTAAGTTCATTACAAAATGAATACTTTATTGATAAAATTGTAAATACTGCAACAATTAACTTTGACAAGGATTGGACACAGCTTGAAAGTTTTAGAGATAAATATTTGGTAGTTAGATTAATATTTGATAAATTTGCTGATACTAAAATGATAATGAATTTTTCAGTTGAAAATGAAACACAATCTTTTAGATAAAGATTAATCTGAACCAATAAAGATTAAAATGAAAAGAAAAAAAATTAAATCTAAATTACCAAAATATGAATTTGGTACTTATATAGAAAATCCAAACACTACTCTTGCAGAGAATCAAATAGCAATGGTTAGAGCAAAACAAAAAGCAGCGTCTAATCCCTGGGTTAAGGGGTTAGATGTTTTTGGTAATCTAGCTATGCAAGTTGGAACATCAATGATGAACAAAGGTGCAGCTAATGGTGAAGGTGCTGATGGTAAAGGTGTAGCTGGTTTCTTATCTGAGAACAATGGTCTTATGAATGGAATGCTAGGTGCAACTACAGCTATGGGTAATACAGGTGGATTTGCTTATGGTGGTAAAGTTCCAGTAGAAGTTGAAGGACAGGAAGTTGGTGAAACTCCTTCTGGAGAACTAATGGAATTTAATGGACCTTCTCATGAAGCTGGTGGTATTCCAATAGGTTTACCAGAAGGTACAGAAATCTATTCTAAAAGAATCAAGGTTGATGGTGTATCTATGGCAGATAGAAAAAAGAAAAGAGAAAATAAAGCTGTTTCATTAGAATCATTACTTGAAAAGAATAAGACAGATAATTTAGTTAAAAATTCTTTAGAGAGAACAAAAGAAGTTAATGCTTTTGAAGAAGATGCTGATAATAAAATACAACAAGTTGTAAAACAATTATTAGATTCTCAAGAAGCTCCAAAAACTAAATTTAAACAACATGCTTATGGTAATACTGTTGGTGGTGGAGATGACCCATTTGCTAAAGTTAAATATTATGATAAGTTAAGTACTAATGAATTTGGACCTTACTTTCAAAAATATATGACTGAAGTTGGTAAATCAGATTTAGATTGGAGTAATCCTCAAACTATGAAAGATTATCAATCTCATATTGGATTAACAGGTGAACAAGTAGATGGTATGCCAGGCACAATAACTTTTGGAAATTCAATTGGGAAGTATGGTAAAACTCCTGGATTCAATCCTGGTTCTACTACACCTAATCCTGATATTAATTTTGATGCAATAAATAATAAATTTAATACTTTACCAATCAGTGATGATGCTAGATTAGGTGAAGTTACAAATAGAGCTTATAATCCTAGTCCTGTGGCTGGTGGAGGAACAGGTGTTGATGATGGAAGTGATGGCACTACCTCCACCCCTACAGGTAAAAGTTTTGATGATATGTTTGGAATGACTGCTGGAGATGCAGTAGGTATCTTTGGAAATTTATATCAAGCTTTTGCACCAGCAAAAGAAACTGAGAGAAATAGAGCAGGTGATACTCCTAACATAAATGCTTTTAAAGATTATGGTAAAGAAGGTTTAGAAACTTTAGATTCTACAAAACAATATGTTAATCAAGTTAGAGATGAAAAATTAACTGATTTAGAATTATCAAGAACTGCTGGAATTAAAAGAGGAAGAAATTCTGCTAGAGGTGTTAATACATTAAGAGCTTTAGATTTAGCAACTGATGCAAATGTTAATAATACTAAAGCAGATACATATAGTCAGTTTGCTCAAGAGATGATGTCAATTCTTGGACAAGAAGCTGGAATGGAAAATCAAAGAGATAGAGTTGTAATGGAAGGTGAACAACTTAGAGATGAAAATGATAGAAAAGATAGAGATAATTATTTTTCTCAAAGAGCAACTGATAAAGCAGCTATTGGAGAAGGACTTACAAAAACTGGTGGCTCTATGAATGAAATCAAACAAAGAAATATGACAGAAAATTTGATTAATCAATTATCAAATTATGGTATCACAATTGATGAGCATGGTAATTTACAAGATAAAAAATCAGCTCCTAAAAAATTAACTAAAAAGAAAAAGAGATAATGGGAAGATTTTATCAAACAGCAAAAAGAGAGTTTGTAGATAATTTCATTTATCAACCTCCAGTAGAACTGATGGCAAAAGTAATAGGTAATGCAGATAAACAAGTATTAGATACTGAGACTGAAGCATTAGCTATATATGATAAATTAAAAGCTCAAGGTTTAAAAGCAGATGAACCAAGATTACAAGAAATTATACAAGGTTATCAATCTCAGATTGAAGACCTTTCTGGTGTTATGCAAAAAAGTCCTTTAGAATTTAGAAAGGAAATTGGTAAGATTAGAAATCTAAGTAGAACTATTGGTAATGATTGGAGTAGTCAAGGTGAAGTTGGAAAAATTCAAGAACAGTATGCAGCTAGAAATGCTTATGCAAAAGAATTACAAGATGGTGTTGAAAAAGGTAAAATTTTACAAGAAAATGCTACACAAGCTTTACAAAAATTTGATAACGAGTATCAGGGTGTAAATTATAAAAGTGCAAGTGAATATAATAGATACAATTCTGAAAATTTAAATGAATATGTAGATGCAGATAAAATTGCAGATGAAATAGGTGAAGGCTGGAAAGCTGATGTAAAATCTAAAGGTTATGATTATGCAGATGGACAATGGGTTAGAACAGTAAATGGAAAAAGAGAAGTAGCTGATGAAACAGAAATTCAAGATTCTATTCAAAGAACTTTATTAAAAAATGAAAAAGTAAGAGCTTACTATGACCAGCAACAAAGATTAGGTTTTATGTCTCCTGAACAATTTGCACAAAAAATTGGAAATACAGCTAGTGTTTATTCTAAGAAACATGGATATGTTAAACAAGAAGATGAAACTAGAATGAAAGAAAATAGTAATTATTGGGCAGAACTTAGTTGGAATAAAGCTATACAAGAAGAAGAAATGTTAAAAGCTTTAGAAACAAATAAAGAAACTGGAGAAATATATGGTAATAGTGTAGCACAAGATATGGCTGAAGAAGAATGGTTAACTAAATTAGGAAGTGGAGTTACTAATTCTATTTCTGGTAAACCTTATAAGTTTAACGATGTAAGTCATGCTATAGATATTTTACAAAAATCTTATGATAAAAAACCTTCTCCTGCTTTATTAGCCAAATTAAATGAAGCTAAAGGAATTAAAGCTAAAACATTAAGTATGTCTAAAGCTACTTGGGCTCCTTTATATGAAAAAGGTTTCTCTGTAGCTGCTGTAGATAAATTAAAAGAAAAAGTTGATGAAGATTTTCTTGCAAATGGTTTAAGTTATAAATATAGATTACCTAAATTACAAATTATGGATGTAAATAATAAATTATATAATTCAAAATTAAAAGATGACTATCAAGAATTTACACCAAAAAATCTAGTTAATAAAAAAATGATATTACCTTCTGGGCAACAAGTAACAATTACTAATGTAAGACTTGTACCTAAATCAATAAAACCTATTCTTATTAATGGTATAGTAAATAATAAATCTATTAATAATAATGATGCTCACTCTACATTACAATTTGTATATATGGATGGAGAAGAAGAAAAAACATTTAATCAAACAGCATTCTATAACATGCAACAATCACAAGGTTTTGCATTTGACTAAAAATAATTATAAAAACTAAATATGGGAAAGAAAGTCTTTGAAGATGGAAATGGGTATGACCCAATGAAAAACAAATATATTGTTTCAAACAATCCACTTAAACAAGCAAAATTTGTAAGAGAGCATAATGAAGCTGAACATAAAAGAGTATCTACAGGTATTGTTTTACAAAAGAAAAAAGAAAAAGAAGGTAAATTATCTACAGTTGATGAATTAATATTACAAGAAACAATTGGTCAAGAAATAGCTGAAGCTGAAGCTGAAAATCAATTAAGAAAAGTTATTGAAAAAGAAGCTAAAGAAGCTGAATATGCACCTGCTGATGAGGTAGAAAAAGAATTTAAATCTTCTGTGGAAGAAAGTCAATATAATTCTTTTAAAGACATTCAAAAAAGATATGATGAATTATCAGCTAAAACTTATTCTGGTGTTCAACAAAAATTATTTAAAAAAGGTCAAGAACAAAACATGAAACCAGAAGTTGATGATAATTGGTTAGAGTCTGCTGGTAAAAATGTAAGTAATACACTTTTTAGTGCTTTAGATATTGTTGGCTCTCACATAGGAGCTGCTGGTAGTCAATTTTCTGATAAGAATAAATTCACAGAAAAAGAAGAACAAGAATATGAAGTTCTTAAAAAACAAATAGCTCAAGTTAGAAATCCTATTTTAACTAAGCAAAAAACTGCATTAGAAGAAAAGAAAAAACAATTAGAAAGTAAATTAGGAACTGTTAAAGGTATAGGGCAATTATCACCATTTATGAATGATAAAAAAAGTACTCAAATGGCTATTGTAGCTTATGAAGATGCTATTGAATTATATCAAGATGCCATTGATAATGGTGGATTTATATCAGGACTTAATAATGATTTAACAGGTTCTTTGACTTTAAATATTTCAAGTATAGAAGAAACAAGAAGAGCTAAAGAATTAACTGAAAAGAAATTAAATGGAGAAGAATTAAATGAAATTGAAAATGATTTCATGGAGTCTTATGAAATATTAGGAAAAGCAAAACAATCAAGTTTAAATAAAAACATGTCTTATAAACTTGGAGAAGGTATAAAAGAAACTGGTAAATTTATTGGTGAAATAATTGTTACTAATAAAATTATTGGTAATGTTATTCCAAAGTTAAATGTTCAACCAGGGATGAATGCTGCAACTGTTGTTAAACAACCTATTGGTGCAGCTATAAGTCCATCAACTTTAATTAAAACTGATGAAAAATACATTCAAAAATACTATGAAAATGAATCTAATTTAAAGACAATAAATAATAGTATCAAAGTATTAGATAGTAAAGTTAATAATTTATTATCTAAAGAATCTTTATCTAAAGATGAAGAAGTTGAATTAAGTAAATTAAAAATTAAAAAAGAATTATTTCAAGAACAAAAAGATGAGTTAGTTAGTTATAGTGATTCATTTGTTTATGGTATGTCTGAAAATTTAAAAGAAAGATACTCTGAAATTTTTGTAGGGGGTGCTGTAGATAAAGTAGGTAAATCATTTTTACCAGCTCTAGGTAGTGCTTTAAATAAAAGTAAAGTTGGTTCAGCTTTAGTTAAAACTTCTACTAAAGTAGATGATGTATTAACTAAAAAATTAAGAACAGGTAGAGAGCTTTTAGATAGAAAATTATTTGACAATACTCCTGGTAAATTAAGTAAAGCTTTAGTAAACCATACAGGTTCAGCTAAAGTTATGCACAGTTTACCTGCTGAGATGATTGAAGAAATTGCTGTACAATTAACTCCTACATATCAAGAAGATTACCAGGAACAATTTAAAGAATTAGGAAAAGCTGATTTCTATACTATGGTTGCAGCTCAAACTTTAATTCTTGGTGGATTTAATGGAACTGTTGGTGGAGCTAATCACTTTTATAATATGAAGACTGATTCAAATTATAGAGATGACTATAATGCAAATCAAAAAAATAAAAAACAATTAAAAGAAGTATATAATAGAATTGATGAAGCTACTACTGATGAACAATTAGCACAAGATGTTGCTATGAGTACTATGGGTACTATCTTTCAAATCAATGATTATAATGGTAGAATTGCTGAATTAAGAAATCCTAAAGTGGACCACAAAGATGGATTAACTGCTGAAGAAAGAATTAAAAAAGCTGACATGATGGAAAGAAATTCTTTCTATAACCTTGGTGTGCAATCTATTGAAACAGGTACTAGTACTGAGTTTAAGAAATCTTTAAGTATGCTTTCAAGAAATGAAAAAGTATCTGAAGAAACAAGAGCTAATGCTGCTTTAGGTTTAGCTAAATTAAGTCAATTAGAAGACATTAGTGAAAAGCATAAAAACAAAGTAAATTATTCTTCTGTTATGGATTTATCTATAAGAGAAAATTTAAACAATGAAACTATTAATGATTTAGATACTAAAATCCAAGCTGTTAAAAAAGTTGCAGATTTAGAAGTTCAAAAATTTAATAAACAAAATGATTTAAATGAATACTTTAATCTTGATAAATTATTATTAAAAATTGAAAGTGAAGAAGAACAAGGTGAATATAATAACTACTTAGCTCAATTGAGAAAAGAAGATATTCCTGAAGTTAATCAATACTTAGATTTATTATTAAATAAAGAATTACTTGAAAAAGAAAATAATGAAGTTTCTAAAAAATTAAGATATGAAACAAATCCTAATAATGCAGAAGCAATCAGAACTAGAGAGTATGACAAAGTAAAAAAACAATTAACTTCAAATGTTAATGTAAATAATGTAGATGATGTTAAAGCTGAATTGACAGAAAAAGAAATTGCAACTCCTGAAGTAGTTCAAGAGATAAACAATAAAGCAATTGAAGATTCAAATAAAGCTCCAGAAGTAAGTAAAGAAGCTACTGTAAGAGAATTTGATACTCAAATTACTTCTGAACAGATTAAAGAAGCTTTACCATTTGATGATTTATTTGGACCACAAGAAACTATTATAAATAAAATTGCACCAGTTGAAGATACCCCAGAGCAAAAAGCAATCAGAAAAGATAAATTAAATAAATTTACTTTAGAAGCTGCTAGAAAAAAAGAACTTGAAGATAATGATGTAGTAGATATTATTAAATTAGGAGAAGAACTTCCTACTGAAGAAGAAGCTGCAAGAAGAGCTAAATTACAAAAAACTATTAATGATAAATATGATGCATTAATAAAAGCAAAAGAAGAAGAAACTACTGGTAGTCAAGCTGCTAAAGAAGCACATGTATTTAATCAAGGTTCATTATTCTCTCCAATAGAGTATGATGCAAATAATGATGAGCATGTAGAAAAAGTTAAAAAGTTTGAGAAAGGATTTGCTCAACTTATTTCTAATAATCCTGGTTTGACTTTCCAAGGTCTTATGGGTAATGTAATTAGAGATGCTGGTGAATTGAGAGTTAGTAATAACTTTGAAATCATGGCTAAAGCATGGAATAATGTTAGTGCAGAAAAAATATCTCCTACTGAAAAAGATTCTTTTTATGAAAGAAACTTTGGAAGTAAGGATGCAGCTTCTGTATTATTTGGTACTGAAGTTCAAACTCAAGTGTCTAAACCAGTTACAGAATCAGTTGCTGTTGAACAATCAGTGACTCCAGAAGTTACTGCTTTATCATTAGTGACAGGACAACCTGTGAAATTATATAAAGGAAGAAAGTTTGCAGAAGTTGGCTTAAAAGCTGGTTTCTTAGGATTGAATTATGTTGAGAATGATACTGAAAAAGTAACTGTTGATACTTCAGTAAATGCTAATGCTTTACCATTTATTGACTACAGAAACTTTCAAGTAGGAGATGAAGTTGAATTAACTTTTAATTATGAATATTTATTAAATCCTGAAAATAAAGTTTCTAAATGGGAAAATGTAAATGATGTTCCAACTAAAACTTCTATTACTGTTGGACAGTTATTAGAAGATTTATTTCCTGGAAAATCATATGCAGAATTAACTCAAATTTTAAGAACTAATCCAGAAACACTTTTAAGTAATGAAGAATTCTTAAAAGCAGTTCCTGTTGGAATTAAAAATAATGGATTGTCTGACAATGGACAAGATATTATTACAGGTGGATTAAATGATTATTACTGGTTCAATGTATCTAATGTTGCATTAAAAGAAAATGCAGAAGGTGAGAAATTAATTGGAGAACAAAGAGAAAGAATTGAAAATAATAGAAAGCTTAACTTAGAAACTAGAAAACAAATATTACAAAATGGTAGTGTTACTACAAAAGTAACTAGTAGAAGTCAAGGTGAAAGTAATAAATTATTGATGCTTACTAATGAAGAAAAAGCACAAGGCTTTTCTGAACAATTCCAGTCAATCTCTGATGCTTTTAAAGATGGAACAATGGAAGAAGCTCAAAAGCATTCAGCTCTTGGTGTAATTAAAGGAAAACAGATTGTATCAAAAGGAAAACCAGGAGAAGAAAAATTAATATCAGTGAATGGTAAAGAAGTTAATACTGACCAAATCACTAACTGGGAATCTTTTACTGATGAAATTGCTGTAAGAGAAGGTAGTAAACAAAATGTGACTGGTAAAATAGTTATGGTTGTTCAAAGTGGTATTGATGAATTAGGAAATCCTACTTATGTTTTACACAATGTAATTAACAATCATAAAAATAAACAAGAACAATTTAAAGTAATAAATGAAATAAAATATAAATTAATTAACTACTCAGATATATTATCTGGTAAAAAAGTTGGTACACCTACTGAAGTAGAGAAAGCTAACAAAATTAAAACTAATATTAAAAATAACTTTGGTATTGACATTACATCAAAAGATGTATTGAATACAATTTTAGATTTTTATCCAGAACAAAATAAAGATAAGAATGGAAAAGTTACTCAAGAATTTAGACAAGATATGAATCCTAAATTAGCTGATTTAAAAAGGGCTAATAATATTCCTAACTTAACTATTTTTGAATCTGTTGCAGAATTTGAATCAGCATTTTTAACTAATAATATAGGTACAACTACTTATAGTGATATATTATATAGTAATATGCATACTCAATATATCTATACAGGTATTGAAAATAAAGGTAAAAAGATTTGGACTAATGAAGTTCAACCAGTAATCATGTTTAGTAATGAACACTTAGATTCTAAAGTTGTTGAAAATATTACTGAACAAAAAGAAGAACAAATAATTGCACAAGAAGTAGAAATTACAAATAAACAAATTGCATTTAAACAACAATTATTAGCTGAAGAAGAAGACACTGATGTAAAACAAGAATTAACAAATGAAATTGAAGAATTAAAAGCTAAAGTAGAATCTATTCCAACAGTTAGACCAACAGTTAAAAAAGAATTTGATAATACAGATACTTTTCAAGTAGTTGAGCATATTGTATTTAAAGCATTATCTCAATTAGATGTAACTGGAAAAATTACTAAAGAACAAATCTATAAAGAAGTTAGTAATACTTTTGACAATTTAGTTAAAGAGTTGAAAGCAAAAGGATTAGAAGCTGAAGCTAACTTTGTATTAGAAAATAAAGCAGAAATTCTTGGTGAAGGTTATTATGATAATAGTATAAAAGAAGTTATTTATGCAGTATTTAATTTAACAGAAGATGGTGATGTTACAGATTTAACTGGTGAGAATATTAAATCTCATTCAAAAGAATCTTATGAAAATAATATTGCTGATTCATTAAGTTTAAAGGTTAAGATATTACTTTCTGGTATTGTAGATACTAGATTAGATAATGTTAATAACTTTGCAGGTTTACAATCTACTATGTCATTCAATGATGCATTGGATGCTTTACAACAAATTATGTCAGAGGTTAATAATAATACAATTGCTGATGTGAAGAAAGCTATTCAAGCTAAAATTGAATTGAATGAAAAAGAATTTGAATTCTATAATCAATTATTAACTAGATTAAATGATATTGAAAAAATAGACAATTCAATTATCAATGAAATATTATACAGTCTGTACCAACCTAAAGTTAGTATGGCATTTGTATTGTATCATAAAAACAGTGATGGAAGTTATAGTATGGAAACTTATGATGCCAATACTAAAAATCCTTTATTTGTTAAAAGAGCTAAATGGCAAGAAAATTTTAAAAACTCTTCTATTGTAACAAAATTTGAAGAAGGTTTTTACAAAATCAATGAAGAAGAATATAATAAATTAAATGAATTATACAATGATATAATTGCAAATGAAAATATTTCAGATGTTAAAGCATATCTTGAAGCTGTTGGTGTTAAATTAAATAGTAAAATTTATGAAATATTAGAAGATAAAAATCATTCATCTAATAGTAGTTTAAATACTTTAGTTCTTTCTACTACAGGTATTATTAAAAACATAAATGATAATCTTAAAACTGCTTTTGAAAGTAAAAAAGTATTAGCATTTAGTAATAATGTAATTACTGATAGAAAATTACAACAACAATTCAATGTATTAACATTTAATAATTCAAGATTAAATGATTTAATTCATGCTGACAATAATGTATCATTCATTTCTATGAACATGATGTATATTGGTGGTAAGATGATTAATGTATATGAGCAACCTAAAAGAATTAGTAACATCCTTAAAAAATTAAAGAATGATACTAACTTTAGAAATCAATTAAAAAGCTCTCAAATCTCATCTGATAACTTCTTATTGAACTTATTGGAAGATGATGAAAAATTAAATGAGTATATTGATGTTGTAATGGTATCTTTAGAATCTTTAAAAGAAAGAGGTTCTGCTTCAAGTGATAAAATGTCTGTAACAAACTTATCTAACAAAGATGCTTTTGTAACATTGTTTAATTTATTTGCTAGTAGTGAAGGTGCTTATGCAAATGAGGAAATGAAAGAAAAAGGAATTAAGTTGAGAAAAGGTATGGTTAATTTCCCTACACTTTCAGATTCATCTCAATTACCTTTATTCAAAACTATTTTAGTTGATGTACAGAAAGAAAATGTATTAGGTAATACTTTATCTGAAGATATGTCTGATGTATTAATCAATCAATTATTAAAAGGTGATTTAAAAAGAATTGGTGCTTTCATTTCTTCTGGTGTTTCAACAAACATTAAAGGTCATGATGCAGGTGCATTATTTATAACAAGTATGTCTTCTTTAAATTCATTAGCTGTTGATTTCGTTTATGAAAGTAATGGTAAAGAAGTTAAAACTAAAAGAACTTTAGTTGAAGTATTTAGAAATAATCCTGAGTATCATACTGAAGAAGGTGTACAAAGATTTATTGATGATTACAAATCAGATATAGTTGAAGAAATTAATAGAAATGTTAACTATGAAGTAAATCAATATATTAGTGAAGATGGTTTAACTGGCTTATTTAAAGACAATGAAATATTTGCTGGAGATAAATTATTGTTTATTGATAAAAAATATCTTGATGGAAAAGGTGAAATGACTCCTTTAGAACAAGCTAGATTAGTTGCTTATGATTATGTTATTAACAATTTAATTCAACAAAAAGAAATTCAAACAACTTTTGCTGGAGATATTGCTAATTACTTTAAAGATAATATGGCAAAAGATTTAATTAATGGACACTCAGTTACTAATACTCAAGATATTATAAATTTCTATTATCCTGGTATGGACCAACAAATTAAGGATTTAGTAGCAGATAAAAACTATCAATTGTTATTTGAAAGATTTCCTAAATTAAAATTTAGTAATGAATACATTTCATCTGACATTTCACATGAAGAGCAGTATCAAGAATTTATTCCTGTGATTCAAATGAAAACTAAAAAGATGTTTGAAGATGTGCAAAATAACTTATCTAAAAGATTGAAAGCTTTAATCTCTCCAGGAAATCAATTTCCAAATAGTAGAGGTAATAAGGTTTACAAACAAATTATGACACAAGATGTTGAAAATTCATCTGAAGTGTTAGAAAATTTAGTTGAGTTATATCACCCAGAATTATACAGTGAAGTAGTAAATGATTTAAGAGAATTTAAAGTCTTAGATAACATTTATGAAAATAATAGAACAGAACAAGAAGGTAAAAGACATAAAGCTTTGTATAATGACTTGACAGGTAAGTTACCTATGATTAGTGGTTTCTTTAAGACTGCATCTACAGATGCTCAGGAATATACTTCATGGACTGACAACCTTAATCAATTATTAGAACAAGGTAGAATAACAACTAATGAATATAATAACTTAAAAGACAAATTAACTAAACAAGAAAAAGATTTAGATACAACTGGTACTATCAAAGAAGAAAATAAATTAACTAAAGAGGAAAGAAAACTTGCAATGATGCAACCTACAAAACCTTTATACTCTGGATTACATTTTGAAAATCATAATGGTTATCAATTACAAAGAGATATTTATGTTAAGTCTTCTTCATTTGCTATCACACCAGAATTAGCATCAATGTTTCCTAAGTTTAACAGTTTAAGAAAAGTAATTAATGCTTTAGAAAATGGTTCAGAGAATACAGTAGTTAGAATTTCTTATGACTCAGCTAATAAAGTTGGAGCTGTTAAGAATGCAATACCTATGTCTGAATTGTACAGAGAAGATTTTGATTTAAATAGAATCAATTCTTCTATAGTAGAGTTAGACAGAGAAAACTTTTATATTCAACAAGATAAACCTTTCAAGTCAGATAAAAATGCTGAAAAAGGATTAGTTGATACTGTAACAAGAGCTACTCAGTTTGAAAAAATATTATTAGGTGATGGAATTAATCAAATTAAAAACCATGTATTCCCTAATATGTTTGATGCTGAATTAATTTCTGAGTTAAGTATTGAAGTGGTTGATGGTAAAGTTAATGGACCAGCTTTAAAATTATTATATAATGAAATTTATAAAAAAGAACAAAAGTTATTCAAAGAAAACTTATTTAGAAAATTAGGAATTACTGACTATTCAGATTTAATGAATGGTAATGTAGCTTCAATGGAAAAATTAGCTGAATTGTTATCTAAAAGATTAACTAATAAACAAGATAAAAAAGGTTTAGAATTAACTTATCATGTAAAAGGTTATAATCAAACTTTCTCTAAAAAAGAAATCATTGATAAAAACTTAATACCTGAAAAAGCTGAATTTAAAATTCCTATTTTCATGACACCTAACTCAAGAAAATTTGAGTCTGTGTTGAATAGTGTTGTTAATAAGAACAGCATCAATTTATCACTTCCTGGTTTCTCATCTCCTGTTGCATCTCAAGAGGGATTTGATTTCAAAGGATATGAAGGGGCTAGTTCATTAGAAGATTTAAAAGCTAAAGGTTTAGTTACAACTAAAAACTTTGATGCTAAAAAAGGACTACAGGCAACTAGAAATGAAGATGGAAGTTTAAAATATGCTCAAGTATTTATTGCTAATAAATATAAAGTGTTTGATGAAACCACTGGACAATACAATTATATTGACTTGAAAGAGTTTATTGATGAAAATGGTCAGATAGATTCAACTAAATTACCAGAAGAATTATTAAGTATGTTCTCATTTAGAATCCCAACTTCATCTCACCAATCAGGTGTAATGATTGAAGTAGCAGGTTTCTTACCACATACTGTTGGAGATTTAATGATTGTACCAAAAGACCATACTGTCCAACTTGGAGAGGATTATGATATTGATACAAGATATGTTTACAATTATAATTATAAGCAAGATGCTAATGGTAACTTAAAGAAATTGGAATATGCTGATTTAAATACACTTGGAGAAGATTTAGAAAGTGTTAAGCAAGAATATGAAGCATATAAAAAAGAATTATTTGATGAGTACTTTAAAACAAATGTTAATACAAATAAACCATTAGGTAAAAATACATTTGTAAATAATACTTATTGGAATTCAAATAGAGAAACTTTATTAGAAATTGCAATACTAGAAGATTCATTAGAAAATTATAATGAAGATAAAGTATTACATGCAATATTCCAGGACCAATATGACTTTGCTCCAGTTGCATCTAAAGAAGAAATGAAAGATAAAATTGATGAGCTTAAAGCAAAATTACTTCCTAGTGATTTAGTTAAGTCTAAAGCTACTGAAATGAAAAAAGAATATAATAGTATTTTAAAAGATTTGAAAGATGCTTATAAAAATGAAGCTAAACAATTAAGAAAGTCACACTACAAATATGCAAACTCTGTTAGAGGTAAAAAAGATGTAGAAAAAGTGTTACAAAACAATTTAGTTTCATTATATAAAGCTGTTTTTTCAGCTGAAGATAAAGAAGTTCAATCATTGATTAACAAAACTTTATCAACTGATTTTGCTGAAAATACAGCTAAAGAAATGGATAAAAAATTAAATACTAATACAAATAATATTTACAACATTTATTCACCTTTAACTCAAAGTAAAATTATGGCATTGGGTGCTGATGGTAAAATGGGTATTGGAGTTCACTCTAATGCAGTAACTATGAACTCATTATTACAACAAACTAATGCTGATATTAAATTTGTTAAGAACTATAATCAAGATACTGGAGCACCAGAATTCTATAAAATGTTATTTGGAGATTTAGTGTTTGATGGTACTTTAGGTAAAGTGACTAATAGAAACTTTAGAATTTCAGAAAGTGGAATGGAGTCTCAAAACTCTGCTACAGATAATCAAAAATTACAGATTATGGGTAGAAGAAATGAGAATGCTGAAACTATTAATGTGTTCACAATCTTACAGGCAACTGGATTAGATAATGATGGATTAAAGATTAAAGGACAGGAGATGTCTTATGCTTCTTTATTTATTAATCAACCTATATTAAGAGAGTACACTACTTTAGTTAAAAAGTATAAATCATCTACTAATGATAAAAAAGGGAATCCTGAAAAGTTAGCTATAAAAGAATTAACTCAAAAGTATAATGCAAAAGTTAATAAAGATAATTGGATATTAGATGATAAAAAGAAACCTGTTGTAGGTATCTTTAAACCAGAAGTATTACAAAGATTAGGTAGTAACCTGACATCAGAGAAATTATATAATGATTTAATTATGACAGAAGCAGACATTTTGTCACAACTATATGTATTAAAAAGATTTAATGAATTAAAAGAACCTGCAAAAGAATACAATAGATTACAAAAATTTGTGAATATTGAAAATGGTGGTTTAGGTATTTCATATTTTGACACAATTGAATTGATGGAAGAAATGATAGATATTGCTTCTGGTGATATTGCTATTACAAATTCTGCTAATATGATTGGAGATTTAATTTATGTAGAATCTGAAGAAGTTAGAAAAGATAAAGAAGCTAAAGGATATATATTTGTTAAAGTTTCTGATGCAGGAAGTTTAGTGATGATTAAACCATCAAACCATTATTCTCATAAAATTGTCAATTCAATTGCTGATGGATATAATTTATGGTCATCTATGTTTCCTTATGAATCAAGATTTATTAATGAGCAAATTGGAGAAATTACTGCTATTAGTAGTGTAATTAATGATAATGAAAAGAAAGAATTAAAATATAAAGTTATTTCAGAACTTAAAGATTATATTTACTCAAACAGTCCTACTTTGTTCAATAACAATGTATTAGGAAAAAGTAATGAATTGTTCTTTGATAATAATGAAACTGGAAATACTTCATTGGCAAGTTACTTGTTAGAATTATCTAACAATCCACAATTCAATTATTTATTTAATCTACCATTTTTTAAAGATTTACAATTTGATATAAATGAAGGAACTTATCCATCAACTGTTAAGTATAATAATAATGATATTTCTAAATTAAGTAATATCAACACTTATAATACACTAAACAAATTAGTTAATTCTAATAAAAAGTTATTGGATAAAAATGGAGTAGCTTATACTGAAGCAGATTTAATGAAAGATTTATTGATGTATTCATTATTAAGTAATCAAGAGAATGGAGCAATTGGATTTAGACACTTATTACCTATTGAATTATTTGATAAGTATAAAGTAACTGAAAATTTAAGAGGTAAGTCAGATTTTAAAAATCCTAACATACAAAATTTATTGTATAATGGTTTAAGTAAATCTGTTGAATCTTTATTAGGTAATCAAATTGATAACACTGGTGTTGTAAGTAATATTAACAATGTACCTGTTTCAGAAATTTACACATTAGTAAGTTACATTAACAGACAATTAAACTTTGATAATAAGACTACAGATAACACTTATGTTAAAGTAGTTGATGATAAAGGAACTGTAGTATTTAATAACTACTCTGGTGAATACCAAAACAGTAATTTTGTTAGACAGTTCTTACAACATAATCCAGAATTATCAAATGAAATTCCATTTGTTGTAAATAATTTAGATGAACCAAATGCAAAAATGTCTGAATTTCAAACATTATTGAGAAGTAACAGTATATTATTAGAAGATTTTGATAAAGGATTAATGACTTCTTTCTATAAAAATCCATATTATTATGCAGTTAAATACAAAAATGATAAAATTGTTTCTAAAAGAAAAATTAAAAGTATTGGAGATTTAAATATTAATGAATCATTATTAGAAGACAGTCCTAAATTTATTTCATTAAGAGATAAAAATGGAAATGTTAAATTATATGAATTAAAAGAAGAAAACTATTATGAGCAAATTACAACATTAGGTACATTTGGGTTTAATGAATACCAAGCTGGTAGAGTAATTAATAGGTCTTTAGTTGATAAGAATAATGTTAAAAAGTTTTTAGTTACTAAAATTGTTCCTACTGAAACAGCTGAGTTTATTAATGCAAATGATATTATGACTGTTATTGAAGAAACTTTCAAGGATAAAAATCATCCTTATAAAGCACTTTTAGATATGTTCTTACCATTAGTAGATATATCAAAAGTAGAAATTGAAGTTGTTCCTACATTACCTGGAAAGGCAGTGTACTATAATAATAAAATTAGTGTGAGTCAAGCTTATTTAGATACTTTACCAACTAATAAAGATTTAAGTGATACTTTAATAGAAGAAATTTTACACAGTATTACAGTTAAAGCAGTTGGTAGATATGTAGATATTAGTGATATTGATGATTCTGGTAAAATTGTTTACAAATTAAAAGAAGGAATGACAATTCCAGCTTCATTGAGAACAATGTTAACTATATACCAGAAAGGTATTGATGTTATTAAGAATGAACAAGGATTAGAAACATTATTATCTAGTGTTAGAAAATTTAGAGGTATATCAAATGCTAATAATTCTGAACAAGGTTCATTAGTAACTAATAGTGCTCAAGAGTATGATGCATATAGAGTTATGGATATTCATGAATTTATAGCTGGTATATTCAGAAAAGATAGTAACTTTGCAACTAAGATGGCAAAAACTTCTTATTTGGAATCTGGGTTAAGTATATTGAAAAAATATGCTGAAACACTTGTAAGATTACTTTATAATATAGTACCTTCAAAAAGATTAGATAGCATCTCAGCTAATATGGCTTTGAATTTATATGATTTCTTAGTAGAAGATAAAAACTATTTAGAAGAAAGATACCAAGCTAGTGCTTATAATAATGAAGCAAATGATGCTATTCTTGCAGAAGCTCAAAAACTTTTATTAGATATGGAAGCATCTGAAAACATTGGAGATACTGGAAATAATTCTCCAATAGAAAATGTAATAAACACAATAAAAACTAAATGTTAATAATATGAGTTGTACATTAAAAGAACAATTTAAACAAGAATTCGGGATTGACCTTCAAAATGGAAGGTTAATTCCTGAATTAATGAAAGTAAGAGTTTCAAGTTGGATACATAATAATGCATCTGTAATGAAAGAAATGTCATTTAATGATGAGGTTTTAGGTATTGAATATAGAAAGAGTAATTCTGACCATGGAGGTACAGATTACTTTATTAAATATGATGAGAAAGCTGAAGAACAATGGGAAGCTTATAAATATCATCAATCATCTCAAGATGCTCTTGAATCAATACAAGAAACACTTAACTTTAATCAATATTATAATTATGCTATAAATGAAAACCATGAAGATGATAATGTTCAAGGTGATTATTTATTTGAAGATATTGATGTTGTAGATAACCCAGTTAATTTTATTGAATGGAAAAACAATAGAAAAGCTTTAAAAGAAAAGTTGGAGAGACAAGCTATTCAATATAGAAAACATAATAATGACAGAAGAAAATTAAAATTAGTTAATAAGGCAATTGCTGAAATTGATAAACAATTAACTAAATTTAATGAGAATGATATGTTTATTGTTCATGAAACTTTAATGCAGGAAATTAATGTGTTAGATAAATTATTAAAAGATATTACAACAAATGTTATTGATGCAGCTATTATACTTGAATCAAATAGAGTAAAAGAAAGAATTAATGAACTTTCTATATATTTTAATGGAATTGATTTAATTAATATTAATAGCCCTGTAAATAATTCATTAAGAGAATTATTAGAAAATACTTTTGAAGATGATAAATTATATAAAGTACAAAAAGGTGTATCAAATTTATATGAAAAATATAATAAAAATTTATTCACTATTATAGAGAGTACTTTTGCTAATGATTCATTAGTAATAGAACATAAAAAGAATATGTCTCCTGAAGAATTTAAAAATTTTTATACCACATCTATTGAATTAATTAAAAGTAGAGAAGTTTTTATTGGAGAGACTCAAAGAGATGCATCTAAAGTTTTAGGAGCAGCTTCTGTAGATTCTGTATTAGCTGATTTATTATTTTCTGGTAGAGAGAACTATTATAATCAGGAAGTAGGTCAGACTCAAATTTTGATTCAAAACTTTACTGATTCATGGAAAAAAATAAAAGATAAAGTTGATGCTAATAAAGATTATATTACAACTCAATTATATCAAAAAGATAAGTTAGGAGTAAGAACTAATAAATTAATTAGTCCATTTACAACTGCTTTTTATAAGTTATTGAAAGATGTTAATAGTGCAAAATTTGCTTTCTTTGGAAATAAAAGTCTTCAATCATATAAGACTTGGATGAATATATTAAAGAATAATGCAGATTTTATACAACCTTATAAATTAAAAGTTTACCAGGAATTGTATAAAGATAATGCTATGTTTAAAAGTTTCTTTACTTATTCTGACCAGGAAATGTTAGATTATGAAAATGAACTTAAATCAAAATTAGGTGTAGCTTTATATGAAATTGAATTAAATAAACAACAAGAAATGATTAAGAATTATATAAATGAGCAAGAAAATGGATTATTCTCATCTGCTTCATTTGTATATTCTAAAAATCCATTCAGTTTTATTAATAATTTCTATTCTGATAATTTTAATAAGCCAGATAACACAACTTCTGAATATTTAGAACCAGCTTATACTCAAATGATTCCTAAAATGGATAAAACTGATGAGTATAATCCTGAAGAATATTACAATACAGAATTAAAAAAAATGGAAAGTGGGGAATTTGGTCAGGAATTGATGGATGTTTATAAACATGCTTATAATTTACTTACTGAATATATTAATCCTTCCTTACAGGCTGAAGATGTCAATGTGACATCATTAGAATTAATGAATCAAGTGGATATTTTAGATAGAGAAGTAATTAAAAATTTATCTTTCTTTCAAAAAGTTCCATTACAATTAAAAAATTTATGGAATTCTATACTTGAGAATTATACTACTAATAATGTCCAAGATAAAGAAGATAAAAATAAATTAAAAAGTAAATACAGTAGTTATGGTAAAAATAAAACTAAGATATTACAGCAAATTTATAATAATAAATCACAAATAGAATTAATCAATCTTTTAAGTAAAGAAGGTGTTGATGTAAACTCAAGTGCAGTAGTTAAAGCATCTAAAAGACAATTAGTTAATTCATTAGTTCAATTAGAACTAAATAAATATTCTTCTACTAACCTATTTAATTCAATCACAGAATCAACTGAGATTGTAAGAAATATGAATGCTAGAAAGAATACTATGAATATGTTTGATTTATTTGAAGACTATGTAAAAAATAAAGATAGGCAAAATGATAGGGAATTAAATTATTTAGAAGATTGGAGTAGATTAAATTTACAAAAAGAAAAATATTTAAAAGATAGTCCAGACCCTAAAATAATGCATGGAAATATAGGTAAAACTTATTTTAGTCTTGATAGAAATATTAAAAGATTATTAGATTTAGAAAAAGATAATTTAAATTATAATTACTCTTTTAAATTAGATGATGATAATTATACCACTGAAAATGGTACATTTTATAAAAATGAACAAGAAATTTCTAAAGAAGAAATAGACATAAAATATAATGAATACACTCAAGAATTATTAAAGTTACTTGGTGTTGATTTTACAGTAGGTGCAATTGCAAATGGGTTTCTTGCAGGTATTTATAAAAGAGCTATGAAATCTTTAGGTCCTGGTAGATATTTCTTAAACAGATTTGCAGGTTTAAATCAGAATATGTCAGCAGCTGCTTCAAAAGAATTTGGATTTGATATGAAAAACTTATTAATTTCAAGAAGATTTTTAAGAGGTGATATTTTAAGAAAGATGACTCATTGGGATTCTGCAAGAAAATTACTTGGTTTACAAGAAACTAATAGATTAAAGAATATGAAAACTCTTTTGTCATTAGCTGAATCATTAAGAATTTTAGAAACTTCTATGGAAACTGTAAAACAAGAAGGTGAATTTGGTGATAAAGGTTTACTTAAAAAAATTAATATATCTTTAACTAATATTACTACAAATTATCCAGAATGGAAAAATCAAATGGAAAGTTTATTAAGTATATTACAAACTGTTGAAATAGAAACTATTAATGGAGAAAAGAAAAAGGTATTTGATGGTAATAATTTTATTTACATTCCTGGTACTTTACAATTGAAAGATGAATTTAGAACAGAAGCTAATGTAGAAAATTGGGAAAAGTTTAAAGAAGATACTGATGGTAATTCACCACAGAATTTAATTTTTGCCTTGTCTAAACAAGCAAAAAGAAAAACTCAAGGTAATTACTCAGGGGAAGATAAAGTTCCTATATTAGGGTCTGAAATTGGTAAACTTGGTAGTGTATTTACAAGATATTTATATGAGAATACAAATAGACAATATGGTTCAAAGAAATCAGATTTAGCTACTGGACAATTAAATGTAAAAGGTAATAAACTTATTTTAGCAGAACATGCTCCAACATTTTTAACTCACTTATTATTAGGAAATGGATGGGTAAATACTTTAGGTGGTATGGTTATAGGAACTTCAGCTTTATCTGCTGGTGCTTTTGTAAGTGCAGCTGCTATTGTACCTATTGTTATTATAGGTGGTTTAGTTATTGCAAATAGAAAAGTAATTAAAATGAATCATCTTAACAAAGATGAAATGAAATTAGCTTTAAATTATGCAAAAGAAGTGGCATTTAGGTCTATAAATATTATACCTAATTATCTTCAAATGAGTCTAATTCCAGAAGATAAAATCCATGCAATTAAATTTGTTCCAACAGGAATGACAGCTAAAGACAGAGATATTTTATCTGCTTCTGCACAAGAACTATCTCAAAAAATGGGAATGTTTATTGGTAGTGCCATGACATCTTTAATACTTTCTGGTATTTATACATTATTAGCAGTGGATGACGATGATGAAGAAAAGAAACAGAAGATGGCTTCCTTAGAAGTGAAATTAAATACTTTAATTAATTTAAAAAATTCATTATATGCTGATATTGAAAAATATACTAACCCTAATATATTTGCTGATAATTCTACAACATTAATATATTTTACAATGCTTCAGAGAAATTGGAATAAACTAAATAAAACAATTGATGATTATGGGACTGATAAGATTGAAGAAGGTGAATTAACTTCTGAACTATCTAAGTCTTTAGGGTTTTTAGTTGGTTTACCAAAGGCTGTTAATGAAATTACAGAACCAGGAACATTAATAAATAGTGAAAGAGTCTATGAAGAAGGAGATTGGTTTGATGAATTAATTGATAATAAGACTAAACCTGCTGAACAAAACTATAAAGAAGCTACTCAAGAACTGAGAGAACCAATGAGAAATAAATTGGTTAATCAAATTAGAGATGCTTATAGAGATTCAGATAAGGAAATGTCAGAAGAAACTATCAAAGAGTTGGCTACAGCTTGGTTAAGACAACATGATTTAACCAAAGATAAAGGTGAAACTTATGAGTCATTATTCAATGATAAAAAGAAATGGAGTGATGCTGAGAAAGAGATTGAAAAAATCAATTCAAGTAATGTACATCAAATCCAGAAAACTAAAAGAAAACAAAAAAGCTCTGATGAGAGTTCTTCAGTAGCTAAATAAAAAAATTAGAAAGTGAGGGTTTTTAAATAATAAAGCCAGTAAGAAATTAATCTTACTGGCTTTTTGTAGTGCTAGAGGGGATTGAACCCTCATGGACAGGTTGAAAACCTGCAATCCTAACCAATTAGATGATAGCACCATTTGTGGAAATGCCTGGATTTGAACCAGGGACACCTAGATTTTCAGTCTAGTGCTCTACCAACTGAGCTACACTTCCAAATTACTTAATAATGACATAGGAATACCTATGTCAAATCCTATAAAATTTGTAATTCTCTTTTCTTTTACTACTTGTAATTCATCACATAATTTTTCATACTTTTTTTCCAATATATCATATTCATAATCTGAAATAATTGATATATCTACTAAAAGAATATCTTTACATTCATAATAAAAATATCTATATTTTCTAAGATTTTTATGAATTACATCTAATTCTTCTATTGTTGTCATAATTTATATTTAGTTGACCTAAAAGGACTCGAACCTCTAATGACTGCACCAAAAACAGTAGTGTTACCATTACACTATAGGTCATTTTCATTGTGGGTATAACATATTGATACACACTCAATCCTTAATCAAATTGTCATTAAGGCAATTGCAGAGAGTATAGGATTTGAACCTATGTGGGTGTTACCCCTTCTGATTAGCAGTCAGATGCTTTTAGCCACTCAGCCAACTCTCTAGTTATTCACTATGTTCTATCATATGACAATTAGCACATAATATTTCAAGATTTTCTCTTTTATTATTATCTCTATTCCTATCTATATGATGAACTTGAAGTGCTTTTATATTTTCAAAACCACATTTTTCACAAACAGAATCTTCTTTAATTATATTTCTATAAGATGCTTTACCTGTTGTATAGTTTGGATGATTTTCACCACTTTTAAATAAACTATTATTTACAGTATTAGAACAACTTCTTGAACAATAACAGTTTCCTGTTTTTGACTTTTTTATTTGTGCTGGAGACCTATTAATCTCTTCACCACAATTTGCACAATTTACTTTCATATTACAAATGTACAAACTTATATTGGGAATACCAAAACTTTTTTCCCAAAGCAGACCTTCTACCAATTGAAATACATCCCTAAATAAAAAAATCCCTCTATTATTAGTAGAGGGATTTGATTTGTTTTTAATTTATTTGACTAAATTCCATCATAATCTTCCCTCAATGTAAATTGTGGTTCTTGAAATAATGGATAGCTGAATAAATTTTTCATATTGGATTGATTTATACTGCAAATGTAAACAAAATATTTACATAAACAAATTTTACATGTTAATATTTTCAATTCTTTCTACAGTATTAGGAATTAATACAACTTCTGTAGTTAATATTACTCCTGCAACTGAAGCTGCATTTTCTAAAGCAACTCTTGTAACTTTCTTAGGGTCAATAATACCAGTCTTAATCATATCTACATATGAATCATTCTTAGCATCATAACCAAAGTTACCTTTGTTCTTTAAAATTTCATTAATAATTACTGAATCTCCTAATCCAGCATTAGTTACAATAGCTCTTAAAGGAGCTTCTAAAGCTTTCTCAATAATTTTAATACCAGTGAGAAAATCAGTATTCTCTGTTGCTGTTACAATTTCTTTAAGTACAGATTTAGCTCTTAATAAAGCTACACCTCCACCACATACAATTCCTTCTTGAATTGCAGCTTTTGTTGCATGTAAAGCATCAGTTACTCTGTCTTTTTTCTCTTTCATTTCTAATTCAGAAGCAGCTCCTACATAAAGTACAGCAATACCATTAGTCAATTTAGCTAATCTTTCTTCTAATTTAGTAACATCATAAGTTCCCTTAGCTGTTTTCAATGAATTTTTTAAATGAGTAACTCTAGTTTCAATAGCTTCTTTATCACCCATTCCACCAATAATTAAAGTAGAATCTTTGTCAAGAGTTACTTTTTCACAAGAACCTAAATGATGTAATTCAACATCTTCTAATTTGATACCTTCATCATCAGAAATTACAGTACCACCAGTTAAAATAGCAATATCTTGTAACATATCTTTTCTTCTATCACCAAAACCAGGAGCTTTAGTAATAGCTATACTCAGTCCAGCTCTTAATTTATTTACTACAATTCCAGATAAAATATCACTACTTACATCTTCTGCAATAATTAATAAAGGTCTTCCAGCTCCTACTGTCATTTCTAACATTGGAATAATATCAGGAAATGAAGTAATCTTTTTGTCAGTAATAAGAATTAATGGATTGTCAAACTCAGTAATCATTTTTTCCTGGTCTGTTGCAAAATATGGAGACATATAACCTCTGTCAAATTGCATACCTTTAACTACTTCAATGTAAGTTTCAGCTGTTTTAGATTCATCAATAGTAATAATTCCTGTCTTTCCAATTTCTGCAAAGGCACTAGCAATTAAATCACCAATAAATTTATCATTATTAGCTGAGATTGTAGCAATCTGTCTGATTTTATCTACAGATTCTCCTACATCAATAGCTTCTTTATTTAAGTATGCTACAACTACTTCTACTGCTTTGTCAATTCCTCTTTTTAAATCAATAGGATTTGCTCCAGCAGTAACATTCTTTAAACCTTCAGCTATAATAGCTTGTGCTAATACAGTTGCAGTTGTAGTTCCATCTCCAGCTAAATCATTTGTTTTCATTGCCACTTCTTTAACCATATTTGCACCCATATTTTCAATAGGGTCAATTAAGTTAATTTCTTTAGCTACTGTAACACCATCTTTAGTACTGTTGTTTTCTCCAAAAGGAGTTTTGTAAACTACATTTCTACCTTTTGGTCCAAGAGTTACTTTTACTGCATTTGCTAATGCATCAACTCCTTTTTTTAATCCTTCTCTTGCTTCTGTGTTAAATTTAATATCTACACTCATGTTTTTTATTATTTGTTTTTATTAATCAAAAAGTCCATATCCAATTGTTATATTTAATGTATCAACTGGGTTGTTAATCACATTATATTCTAAATCAGGTAATGATAATTTTACAAAACTCATAAATAAAATTACTAATTCATCCACATATAAATCATGAAATCTTAAAATACCATGTGCTTCTAAAATAGTATTTGCTAATTCAGAAACTTCACTACTTTGATATTCTACACAAATATTTCTATCGTCATATTCATCATCTTCCCAAGAAATTTTATGTCCATCTACTATAATATCACTATTTGAAGTAAATGTTAATCCAGTTAATAAACAAGATTTTTCATAAGCTTCTTTTACTTCTTCTTTTGTTTTATTACATTCAATAGTTGTATAATCACATTTACCATGCCCATCATCTGATGGGTCTCCTACTGGTATTCTAAATATATTTTTCATAATTATTTATTTACTATCATAAAAATGTCTTCTTGTCTCATTAAAAGATAATCTTTACCTTCTAATTTAACTTCTATTCCAGAATACTTTCCAAATAATACTAAATTATCTGATTTAAGCTTCATTTCTACATCTTTCTTTCCTGGTCCAACTGCTACTACTCTTCCTTTCATAGGTTTTTCTTTGGCAGTATCAGGAATAATAATTCCTGATGCAGTAACTGTTTCTGTAATAGTTTCAATTAAAACTCTGTCTTCTAATAATTCAATTCCTTCCATGTTTTCTTGTTTTTAAGGGATGTATAAATTTGTTGGGTGCTCATTATTTTGCAATTTGAAAACCTATATATCCACCTAATATAAAACTAGCTGGAACTAAGATTTTTGTTAATACACTTTTTGTTTTTAATTTAGATACTTGCTTTTCAAGATTGTTGATATTATCTTCAGCTGAAGCATTTAAATCTTTGTTCAATTTAACATCCTGTTCTGCTGACATTAATTTGGTATTAATATCTTGTTTATCTTTCTCTAAATTAGTGATTAAGTATTGTTGATTATCAATTATTTTATCTTTCAAAGGTAATACTTCTTTTACTCTATCACCTTCTTCTAATTCATAACTAACATCATAAGCTGTAAACTCAGCTAATCCAACTTTATCTTCTACAACTTTATTCTCTTTAGTTTTATACCTTTCATTGAAATATTTAGTTAAACCAATTACATCTTTAGGGACATTGATTGGTTTAGATTTGATTTTTTCAATATTTGATATGACTTTTTTGGTATCTGCAACAAGCTCTTTGTTTTCAGTTTCCCTTCTTTTGATTTCACTATTAAGAGAATCTTTTTCTCTTTTTCTGGTTTCTTCAAATACTTTAACACCATCTTTTTGTTTTAAATAATCTTTTTCTAAGATATTATACTCACCTTTTAGTCTATTATACTTTTGACTATTACAAGTAAGTAATCCCATCATAATAAAACCAAAAATTACTATTACAGCTATATAAACTTTTTTTAATTTTTTTATGTCTTCTTTGAAGACTAATCTTTCTTGTTCTGTCATAATATTAGATTTTAAAGAGAGGACTAATTGTCCTCTCTATCTGCAAATTTATCAATTTGCTCATTAGTAAATGTGTTAGAAAAGTCAACTGTAAAACCATTTCTATCAATAAGAGTGATAATTTTACTGTTAAAATCAACTTTAATTTGATTTCCTTTTTTGTTTACATAATACTTTTTTTCAGTATCAGTTTCTTTAAATTGAAATCCCATCATTGTAATATAATCTGCAAATGCTTTATTTGCTTCAAAAAATTTAGCCATAATAATATGATATTATTAATTAATAATTAAAAAAACTTATTTTATATCAGTAGTACCAGTACTCCCAAATCCTCCAGAACCTCTATCAGTTATAGATGCTTCTTCAGTATTCTCAATAACTAATTTTGGTGCAAAAGATGATACTAATTGAGCTATTTTTTCTCCTTTAGTAACTTGATTTAAGAATGGTGTAGAATTATAAATAATAACTCCAACTTCACCTCTATAATCAGAATCTACTGTACCAGGAGAATTAGCAACTAATAATCCTCTTTTTAAAGAAACTCCACTTCTACTTCTTACTTGAAGTTCAAATCCTTGTGCTAATTCAGCAACAGTTAAGCCAGTTCCAAAAAGAATTCTTTCAAAAGGTCTTAATTTAATATAACCTCTTTCTCTAAATCCTTCTTTCATTTTTTCAAACTTTTCACCAGTAATTTCTACATCACCTTTGTAAGCTTTAATAATTGAATTGGCAGTAACATCCATTCCTGCTGAACCTTCTGTTTCATATTTAGGTAAATTAATACCTTCTTCTAGTTTGAATCTTACTAACATTTATTTTTTTGTTTTATGTATAGACTATAAATCCAACAAGTTGTTCCTAAATAACTATACATGATTAATTAAAATTTATTTCACAAGCTCCACCTGAACAACTAGCTCCAGACATTTCATCTGCTTGTAGATACTTTTCAGTATAATTAATTTTTGTAAAATCAACTGGTTTGTTTTTCAATACTCTGTTTATTTTTACCCATTTATGATATAAATGAATATCTTTTAAACAATCAATTGCTTTTATTGCATTACCTTTAAAGTAATTTTTAGCAAATTTCTTGATTCTTGCAATAATATCTTTCTTTACCATTACAGTGATTCTATCTCCAGTTAACTTGAAATCTCTGTCAGTAACAGCAGAACAAGCATCCCATAAATCATCACCAAAACAATGTAAAGCATCAACTATTAAACCAGAAGCAAATACTGTAGCATTATCATATTTAGAAATTAATTGTTCTAAAGTTAGAACTTCTACAAATGGAGATTGCTTATAGACTTTATCTCCTGAATCAGATAAGAAAGAAAGACCACAGAAGTATTCTTTATTTTCAAATATATAATCAAAAGTTTTATCCCAATCTTTTACAGATACAGTGTTACTTACATTATGTGTAATTGTCTTACTATAACCTAAGTCTTTATTTGTCCCAGGTAATACCCAATACTTATAAACAGTCTGTACTGCTTTAAGAAAATCAATTTCATCTACTTGAGATTTTACTACAGTTTCTGCTGTTTCTTCCATAGGAATAAAACATGCATAATCTGAGTTAGTTGGACTCCAAACTCCTTCTTCTAATAATTCAGGATAATTTTCATTAAGATACTTTGCCATTGGTGTATCTTTATTCAATTGTACAGTTCTAAAATATTTATGAGCATGTGCAGGGTGAATTCCTGAAGCTGTCTTTGCCAATACTGAAGCATTACCTGATGGTTTTCATTTATATTCACTTAACTTCGTTAATTGTTAAGTCGTTTTTTAATCTATAATAATGAGTAGTAGAAATTCCAAATTGTTTTTTAGCTTCTTTATGAGTAAGATGTTTCATATCTTCCCATTTATAAGTTTTTTGAGTTTCCCAATATTCTTTTGAAACTTTTTTAAACAATTCTTTATTTTCTTTTGTATGTATTATACCTAATGCAGGTTTTCTGTTTTTTCTTTTAATAGATAATTTTCTTTTCCATTCTTCTATATTTGAAACAACAAATCCTCCATTACCTCCTTTTGCCATATTATAATATCCTATTTCTTTAATAGTATTTATCTCTGCTTTTTCACAAGATTTTCTATCTTTAAAATTTTCTATTAATAATATCTCAAAATTATTAATTCCATAACTTCTCATTGCATCATATAAAATAGTTTTCTTTTTCAAATTATTTACACAATTTTTATGTTGTGAAAATCTTTTTTCTAAAGTTTGTTTAGTCATACCAATATAGATATGATTATTAATTTTATTTACTATTTTATATAATTTATACATTATTTACTGCTTTAGTTTTCACTAAAGATTGGACTATATCATCATCTTATTTTTAATATAAGATGGAATGCACTTCCACTCACTTGAGTGTACTCCCTCCCCAGGGATAGTCTCTGAACCTTTAATTTGCAAATATAATAAGAAATAATAATATTTCCTAATGGTTTTACAAAAAACTTGGCTGCTGATTGGCATGGGAATTAAATCCTTTAGCTTTCCAGCAATTCACATTCTTATCACTTAATTATTACTAATTAAGGGTGCAAACACTTTACACAGGTAGTTCTTGCTGATTGATTAATACCAATTAAATCTGCAATAAGTTTATTGTAATGTTTTACAATTTCAGCTCCTCTTGTAAGAACTTTTGGACTTAATAATACTTCTGGATTATTCATAATACCTGTAATAGATACTCCTAATAAAGCTTCCCATCTTACTAATTCTTCAGTTTCTGGTCCAAGAAATGAGAAATCTGTATAACTTGCTTGAAAAGTTCCTATAATTGCTGCATTTTTACATGCTATATAGAATCTTTCAGGTGTTGTACATTTAGACCCAATAATTTCATTAAGATTACAGAATGACCAACATGATTTTCCTGTTCTTGGATTTCTTGGTATAAAACCAATTTCCACACAAGGATTACACATCATATCAATATCATCTACTAATAGTATTCCTGGTTCACCAAATTCCATGATAAACTTCTTGTAATTATCAAGTTCTTCTTTTGTCAGAGAACCTTTTAATATTTTAGCAGAGTTGTTAGCTCTACCTCTCCAAGGTGTATCAATAAACCAATTTCCTGTTTTACAAGATAACATTAATGTATCATCTTTATCAAACAATGAAATTAATGCACTTCTTCTTACTCCACCAGATAAAACTGCATCAGATAATATACATATAATATCATGACAGTCTAATGAAGTCAATGTGTAATCACTCTCTTGAACTTTACTTTGAAGTAATTTTCTAATAAGTTCATGAGATTTTTTTAATCCTTCAGGACCAGGAGCTAAAAATTCACCTGCAATTAATGTACCTCTTTCTCTGATTTGAGAATAGTCAAAGACAATTCTATTTTGTCCAGTGAAATAAGATGTCATTAAAGCATCAATTGAATTTGCCCAACCTTCTATACTATCTTCAACAACATGTAGAGTTGATTCTCCTGTAAGGTATTTTAATTTAGGCATTTTTTCTATAAATCTGTTTTCTACAGAAAATCCTACACCAGCTCCACATAATAGAACCCACATAATCTCTTTAAATACTTCTGGTCTATCTACATAAGTAACAGAACAATTGTATAATTTAGCATTATGTTTACTAATACTTCTTTCTCTGAATTGTAAATTTCTTTGAGAAGCTAATATTTCTTGGTTTATGTAAGCTTGTTGTGCATCATTAAAATAAGGTTCAATTTCTTTCCAATTAGGAAGAATACTAAACTTATTATAATGCATTTTCATTACATCTTCACAGGCTTCTTGCCATGTTTCTAATCTACTTTCTGCTTTGTTATACTTTGCATAAGATTCATTAAATTTTAAGTTAGATACTAAGTCTTTACCAATCATTATTTATTCATTTTAAATAGTTCAAAAAACTCTCTACTATAAGTGTTATAATTACTCTTTATAGTATAAAAAACTAAAAAACTTTTATAACAATCAGTTTCAACTGTCTCTATCCTGGGTTTGAATTTTATCTCTAATACCACAGATATTAGGATAATTAATAATATGTATTCCATATTTTTTATTTTGAGGGGTACAAATTTACCACAAAACTCTTTATAAAACTAACTTATTGTCAACAATAAATCTATAAGGAATAAAACCTTTTAAATTAGTACACCAACCAAATCCTTTATTTTGCATACTTGTGTCAGTATAGATATTAAATTCATCTTGGTCAGTAATACTACTTTCTCCTCTAAAGTAAGAGTAATATTCTGTATTATCCATAGCTCTTGCAGTATGCTCAAAAGGTGAACTATGTGGAGGGTCTTGAGTCAACAATCTATCATGCAAAGCAATCATAGCTTCATAATCAACTTTTGTTTCTCCAGCTACAACTGTATAAGAAGTTCTAGCTGCCATAGCTACTGAAATTTCTATCTTAGCTTTATTTGCAGCATAATACATAGTATCAAAATCTCCAGTTTCAATGATTGAAGGTAATTTATCACATAAATCTTTATGGTCAATTTTATCTTGAAAAGGAATATGCCATTCACCAGCTTTTAACTGTTTAGGAGTAGATTCATTAACAGAATCCCAAATCTTTTCAGCTAAATCCATAATATGAATCTCTGCTTGTCCTTGATTAATTTTTAACCAATCTATTTGAGTTGTTGGTAAATAAGGTAAATCTTTAGGGTGATTTACAAGAAAATTATTATAACAATCTTTTTGACTTCTAAATGTTAAACCACCATATTCATAAGAAGGACATCTTAATCTAAAGAAATTATCCCAACCTTCTCTACTACCAGTAATTAACATAGTAGTCCACATAAATGGTTCAAGAAGTCTATTAGCTAATTGTTTAGTAACTCCTGCATCAGTAACTCTTTGAGCACTTAAAATTGCATAATTCATTGCATCTTTCCATTCTCTATGAGCAACTCTTAAATCTAACATGTCAGTTATATATTCAGTTCCTTGCATACCTTTATGCTCTTTTTGAAAAGCAATTGGAATAAATGGATTTGTTTTTATAGCTTCTAACATTTTATTAAATGGAATTGCTCTGGATGATGAAGTATTTTTACTTAACATCCTATGTGTATTTACTTCAGCAAGAATAATTCTTGGAAAAGTACACAACATTGTAATAAGCTCATCTCCCTGTGGATTCAGGGAATGAGCTACTATTTCTGCTTTTATCATAATTGTTTATTTTAAAATTCCTTCTTTTTCTAACCATTTTTCAACTGCTTCCCAATCTACAAAAGGTTTTTTAGATAATGATAAATCATTTTTTAAAGGACATCCTAATGAAGAATCATCTATCATCAATTGAGCATAACTTTTAGGACTTTCTGTCCAATTATGTTGGTCTGGATTAGATTGAACTCCATATAAAGGAATACCATTATTCATAAACCATTTTATAGCATCATTTAAAAAATGACCATTTGTATCAGGAACTATATCTCCATCTCCTATATCTTTAAAAGTAATTCTATTACTTCTCATAGTAAATAAGATAAGTTGATGTCCTTGGTCTGTCAATCTCTTTAATACTGGTATTGCACCAATCTCTTTACCTATTTCTGGAAAACTGTGTGTTACACATGTTCCATCAAAGTCAATGTTTATTGTCATAATTGTTTACCGTTTTTATTTGTTTTTTGAACTTCTTTTTTCAACAAGTCATCAAATGCTTTCATTGAATCTAAAGACATAGCTGGAAAAAATCTTTCAGTATGTTTTTTAACAATTTTTTCAATGTTCTTTCTATCTATTAAAGCATTTATATATTTAATAGAAGGTGCTTTTTTATAACTCATATATTTAAGAAATAAAGTTCATTTTTTGCTCTTGTTCTTGCTACATATTTAAGATTCATCTCTTGTCTAATTTGTTCTTCACTTTTAGCAAATTTAGATGGTATTAAATTTTCATTTAAAATGTACACTATATCTGCTTCTAAACCTTTAGATTTATGAATTGTACATAACATGATTGCATTTTTCTTATCAATGAATAAAGCTTTTATCTTATTTAATAAAGAATCAACTGTTTCATATTGTGTAGCTAAATGTTGAGCTAATTTTTTATATTTTTCAAAATCTTCTTTGAAATAATATAGTTTAATTTTACCAGCATCAGAATGGTCATCTTCTAAATCTTCCAATTTATACAACATTTCTGTTTTTGCTGATTCTGTAGTGTGATTACCATAAGGTTTAAGAAATCTAACTATTCCAGTTAAAATATCTTCACCTTTAATATAAGTATTTTTACCAGCACCTAATAGTTCAAAATATAAGTCAATTAATGGTTTTGAATTTCTACAAATTACCATTGAATTATCTTTAATTTCTATTGTATTATTAATTTGTGCTACAACACCTTTATTAGATTTGTGATATTCCATTACATCATAAACTTCATTAGCTTTATCAATAATTTTAGTTGAACATCTATAACAAATATCTAATGGTAATTCTTCAACATCTCCATACTTTAAAAATAAATCAAAAGAATTTGAAAAAGCACCAGAAAAACCATAAATAGCTTGATTTCTATCACCAACAGCAATCCACTTTTTAACATCTCCCTGGTCAATTAGATTTTTCACCAACTTGTGTTGAGACAAGTTTAAATCTTGACACTCATCAAGCATTAAATAAGTTGGGTCAATTGGAATATACAAGTTTTTAATAACTGGTAAATAAATCATATCATTAAAATCAATTTCAACAATAGGTTGTTCATAAGTGGCATCTCTTAATTTAAGAAATTCTTGCCATAGATAATCCATCTCAGGAATTCCACTCATCACTTTATCCATACTTTCAAAATGACCTTCAATTTCTTTCATATCATTAGTTAAAAACAACCTAGATATATCATTCATATCCATAAGATTATAACTTAATTTAAGTTTATTCTCCCAAGACATTTTTTTGAATAATTTCTTTTCATTATCTTGAAGTTTTTTAATTAAATCAAAATTTTTACCATTATTGATTCTCCATTTTGGAAAAGCTTTTTTTACAGCAAGTAAACCAAGACTATGTAAAGTCATTGCTTTACCTTGTCCTAGATTCTTAATTTCAATTTTAGCTTGTATCTCTTCTTGAATTGACTTATTAAAGGCTAAAAATAATGTTCTATTATCACATAATTCTAATAACTGTAGCAAAGTAGTAGTTTTTCCACTACCAGCTACAGCATTAATTAAAATATTATTATGTGTATTTATCCAAGTATCAAAAATTTTTGTTTGTTTTGGACTTGCACTAAACATGTTCTGTTATTTGTTTAAATTGAGAAATGTCAATTATGTCATTCATATCAGGTCTATGTTCCATCATCCAAGATAGGAATAATGCATTACATTGTATATGACCTATATGAGAAAGACCTGATTCTGAATCATTTAATTCACCTTCCATGAATTTATCTAAATGTCTTTTAAGACTTTCACAAATCTCTGAAACAGATAGACCTTTCATCCAATTAAAAGGTGCATATTTTTCAGCACCAAACTCAAGTACTTGAACCATTGGTAATAAAGCTGATTGTGGAACTAAAGACCATTTAGGTTTTCCACTGTTAAACCTTAATCCTTGGTTTTCTACTAATTCTTCCATTTTTTATCTAATTTTTCATTAAAAAATATACCATCTTCTTTTTCTTCATCATAATTGAATATTTCTTCTACTTTTTTTAGAGGAAGTTCTAATTCAGCAAATTTAAAATCTTCTGCTGTAGGAACATCTCCAGTTTTCAAGTTAAATTCTTTATTAACTTCTTTTACATATTCTTCAACTAAAATTGGATTTCTTGTTAGTATATTATATTCTTTTTTTCTTGTACTATTAGAAAATAGTAAATTTATTTCATTATCTAAATACATCATACTATAATTTCCTTGAAGAAAATTATCATAAGCATCATTAAAAATTTCTGGAACTTTAATAATAACTACATGTTTTCTTGATGTTAAGATTTCTGAATCAGGACAGTAATCAGCAACATAATAGTCCTGGTATTTTATCCATTCAAGGAATTCTTCAAAATATTTTCCTTGAGTTACTTTGTCACACATTATATAAATACTTCTACCTTCTGAAATTTTAGCCCCATTAGTTAGAGTATCATGAATTCCTACTGCTAATTTAAATAAAGGATTAAATTTTCTAACAAAAGTATCTCCATGTCCTCTTAAACAGGGTAATAAAAATCTCCAAGTTTTATTTATATAAATCTCACCAATTTTTATCTCCATATACCTAAGTCTTTATACCATTCCAATCAATCTTCAAAACTCCATTATTTTTAGTAATAACTTCTTCTTCATTCCAATCATTTGCTTCTTGGTATAAATAAATATCTATTAATTCATCAAATCCTTCAACTTTTCTAATTACAACTTCATCATAATTATTACTTGGCAATTGTACTCTTAAATCTTTTTTACCATATTTTCCAATATGAAGTAATTGTTCATCTAAGATATACACTAAAGGTTGTCCAGGATAAGAATTAGATTCTACAACAAACATAAATGGTAAGACCATTTTCTCAGTTATTTTACATTTTAAATCAAATGAAGAATTATCTGATAATAAAGCTTCTGTGTACCAGGCAGCTTGAATATCATATCTAAATGATTTTAAATTACTAAGAAATCTTAATGTAGAACCATTCATAGTCTTTAAATCTATTGGAGTTAAAGATAAAATGTTTCCATCTTCATCCTTAATTACTATAAGCATATCTAATAATGCTTTACAATAAATTCCTTTATAATAGAAATATATAGGTAATTGGTAATAAATATCTGCATCTGTTCTTTTATCCAATGCAATTCTATTGAAAAACTGCATAGTTCTTGGATTACTTTTTAAAGAGAATACAATATCATCAATTAATTTCTTTTCAACAGCTGTTAAAATCTGTTTTCCAAGTCCTTTTTTCAAATCTTCAAAGTATTCAGCTCCTCTATCTAATAATCCTTGTATTCTTTTTTCTCCTGGTTTACCTCCATACCAATCATGTTCCACAATTGATTGCTCAATAGAATCTAAATAAGTAGGTAAATCTTCAATTTCTGTTAATACATCTTTTAATTCATCAAAAACTTTCTGAATTATACTCATTTCTACATCTGAAGGTTTCTTAACTAATGTAGAGATATGATATTGTTTTTCAAATTCTCCAGCTTCTCCAGTTAATATAGTATCAACTGCTGAACCTATAACAAAATGTCCTTTTTCTTCATAATAAAGTTTTTTTTCTTCTTCATTACTATTAATAAAAACATCAATACCTTTTAGTATTTTCTTTAATTGAGATTGACTTAAAGCATCTGAATTAAAGTATTCATCAATTTTTTCTTGAGGTGTTATAATTACACTCATTTTTTATTATTTTTTAAAAATTTCTTTAAAATCTTTAAAACTCGTTACAGAGTAAAACTCCATTTATATTTACCTGCACTTTTTCTTTCTCCTAAACAACATTTACCTATATTAGTAGCTTTAATTCCAGTAATTCTTTCTGCTTCTTTTGCAGATTTATAAGTTTCTATAAAGTTATTATTTATATCTCTTTGAGTAACTTTCTTTTCATTTAATGGTCCTCTATTTTTAGCTGAGATAGACATTTTTATTTTAGAAGAATTTTTATGTTTTCTACCTACCCACCAATCAATTTTTATAGGATTATTTATTAAAGATAATCTAGCTTTTTCTAATCTTTTCAATAAACTATCTCTATATTTTATAGCATTTATCTTTTGAATTGATTTTAAATTCTTTAATTGTTCTTTTGTAAATTTATATCCTATAGAATATCCTGGAATTTCTAAACAATTAAAACCATTATTAAATGAATTATATTTAATAATATTATCTAATTCTAATTTAAATAAGTCAGTAATTTCACAAAAACATACAATTTCAATATTTAAATCTTCATTTCCATGTTTATTATAATGTCTTTGTAGATAAATAGAATGATGTTCATTTTTATTTAAATCATTAATATGCTTATTAATTCTACTATATAAATTAGAACTACTTCCTATGTAAGATTTATTATTTACAGAACTAAAAATTCTATAAATTCCAATTTTTTTAAAATATTTTCTTCTTTCTAAATTATTCATTTTTATAGTGATGGATTTAAAGCATCAAAGGTAATGAATTATCTTTACTTAAAGTAATTATTTTTATATAAACTCCAGGATTTAATTTATCATGCTTGTAAGTAGAATTATTTTCTAATAGAGGAATAGGTAGCATAATATCAGAATTATCATCTGATAGCCAACCATGAGTTACCATTTCATCTTGTATTGTTTGAGTTACATTATTAAAATCAAATTTATGTTTACTCTTTCTAACAAAATGCATTCCTATAAATAAAGGTAAATTTTTAGGTTGTTTTTCTAATTCTTTTAAAAATTCATCTTTCAATTTAATCCAATGAGGTTCAGTTAATTTTCTCCATAAATGTGTATTTTTTGAAGAAGTTAAAAACTTACCTGTCCATTGTTTACTATTTTTAGATGATGGAGTATTAAATGGAATAAAAAATTTAGTCATTAATCAACATATTTATTCATGGTTTTAGAAATTTCTTGTAATCTTGCAAGAATTAATTTCTTATTTAATTCTGGAATTTCAGGAATACTAATAGTATAATTTCCTTCATCTTCAGCATTTACTTCACCATTATAAGCAATTTGTTGCATAAAGTTGTCTTCAAATCCATCATTAACACCTTCATCAATGATATTTTTATTTTCATCTCTTTGAACAATAGAAATTGGATAATATGCACAACATCTCATTTTACCATATCCATCAGAAGGTGGTACAGCAACTACATCAGCAGGATTAACCAGGACCATTAAAGAGATGTTACCAAAATAACTTCCATTTTTTTCAAGCCATTGTTTACCAGCTACATGCAATCCACTTGAACAAGTGTTTTCTTGAATAGGGTCACATTCTTCTCTTGGCATAGACACAACTTCACCAATTTTGATAGTAAAACTTCCTGAATGTGCATCTGTATAAGTAGGAGCTACATTTTCATCAGATAATTTTAAATACATTTCATCTAACATACCTAAAACTTTTGAAACTTTACTTCTGTCAGTGCTAATCATTAAATCATCTGAATCTTCTTTATAACCTACAATATAGTTTTTAGGAGATTTTTTCAATTTATGTTTTACTCTAGTATATTGAGCACTAATAAAATCAGCAAGTTTGGTATCAATACCTGAACCTTCTTTTTTCAATCTTACATTTCTGTATGCTACAAATAATCCTGATTTAGAAATAGTCATACCATATCTATTCAAGAACCAGAATAAATTAATTCTTGCTCTACTATCTGGATTTAATGAACATAATGTCCAAAAATTTAAATAAGTATCAACTAATTCTTGGTCTCCAGCTGATTCTGCTCTATAAATAGCAACAGCTAAATCTTCTGGAAGTGTAAGCTCTGAAATTGATTTAATATAAACACTACTACCAACTACAGTTAAATACTTAGATTCAGACCAATACCAATCACTTAAAAGTTTAACTTTAGTGGTTACTTCCTCTTCTTTTTTAACATATTCTGGTATTAATAAAGATTTTACTAAATCTTCATCATTTTGGTTGTTTACAATTTGATTGTAAATTTCATCTGTACAATCATTACTTGTTAGCATCATTCCATCATTTAAAATGACAGTGATGTGTTTTTTAAGCCTTAATATCTTCATCTTCTTTTATATTTAAAATTGTTTCTTTTTTCAATTTGACAACTGATGCTATATCAGGTCTAAATAATTTTCTTGATAGAATATAATCTACAGCTAGATTTATTCTATCTTCAGGAATTCCTCCACTATAACTTCCTTTATCAACAAATAAAAGAATACCTTCTGCTTCAGTCAACATGTCAAGATTAATGTTTAAAATAGCTTCCATTTCTACATCAAAATAATTTTCTTTTTGACATAATGTATAAATTTCATCAACTAAAGCACCTTCTAATTTATTAGTTTTATTATTTAAATAACCTTTACAGTAAGTTGATAATTCATCAACTGCATTATATAATTTTGTTGAAATTTTACTTAATGAATTTTTATTTTTATATAATTCATGAATGTGTGGTATTTTTTCTTCAATTAATCTTGCAGTACCTATTTGTCTAATAATTTTATAATCTGTATTCATAAATTTTTCTATATTGACAAAATTGTCAAAATTACTTAATAATTTTTGTCTTGTTGGTGCTACTTCAATGAAATCAATATGTGAAGTAGTTTTCTGTAATAATAAACTATAGAAAGTTCTTAATTTAACATCACCTTTATCAGCAAATACAGTTATTTTTCTGTATTTCTTTTTTAACATATCTAATTTATAAGTTACACTTGTTGTAGAAATGTTATTATTTCCTCTATCAGCAACTCTCAATTCATTTACATTAACATTTTCAGACCAATCTATTCCAGCACCTTTTCTTAAAGCTCTTTTTGCTTTATCATCAGCTTTTTTTGCTTTATCATCAGCTTTTTTCTTCTCAATATAAGATACAGGAACATTTCTATCATTAAAATGTCTAATATTTAAAATATTAGGTGTTAAACTTTTAACAATAACTTTAATAATATCAATATCAAAATGCATATTATTATACATTCCATCACAATAACTTCTAATTTGTTTAATTAATTTTTTATAAAAGAATTTTACATCTTTATTAGTATGAATAAATAAACTACCATTTTCAAATGTTTCTCTAATATAAGTTTTACTAATATTAGCTAATTCAGCTACATCACCAATATAAAGTTTAGAAAAACTAGATTTGACAGCATTTAAACTATAATTAAAATTAATATAATTTAATTTACCATTACTAAGTTGATAAGAAATTGGAACAATAGCAGATGCCATTATATGATTATACATTTCTTCAAAATGTTTTTTCTTATAAGCAATACCATTAAAAGTGATTTTTGATTCACCACTATTAATTTTAATCATTACTTTTTCTTCTCCATCTACTTCCATTAAAGGAGCTTTTTGAGAATTTTTTAATGCTTCTATATATTCAGAAATTATAGTGAAATCTTTTTCAGTATGAAGTTTGAAAAATTCATCTAATTCTAATAAAGCTTCATCTAATACAGTTTGAATTTTTTCAATATTTTTATTACTATAAAGAATTTCTTCTCTATTTGGAGTAACTTCTAAATCACCAATATTAAATATAAGTGATATAGGATATTCTTCAATATAATGAGAGTAACCTTTTGATAAATTACTAATTCTTAATGGGTATCTAACTTTACCTAAAACTAAATCAATATTACTAGAACTATCTAAATCATTAACTAAGAAATTATTATATTTCTTAATATGAAAATTATTAAATTCTTCTTGATTTCTATCACCATTAGTTCCTGTATTATCAACAAAATATAAGTTTTCAAAGTAAACTAATTGTTCTTTAATAGCTGAATAAAAATTATCAACATCTCTGTAATCTTTTAACTCAACTTGTACTTCTACACCATTTCTATCTGTAGTAGGTTCTTCATGTAATAAATCAATAGAAATACTATTTCCATCTTTATACATAATGTATTTATACTTAGTTCCATCAAAATTTGAAGTAACATGTACTACATCAGAATAAGCTAATGCTGAGAATCTTCCTATTCCAAATCCTCCAATTTGAGTGTTGTCATCTCTCTTTGTTGAACTTCCAATATTTCTATAGACAGTGTCAAATCTTTCAGGACTTAATCCTACTCCAAAATCTTGGATTCTACAGAAGTAATTACCTTCAGTATCTTTACCTAATTCTAATAATACTGGTTCTGTGATTCCAGCTTCTATATGAGAATCCCATGCATTACTGACAGTTTCTCTAATAAAGGATTGTATAGGTTTTGAATATAAATTTGTTGATAGTATTGTTACTATAAAATTTATATTACTATTATCAATGGAAACATTGTTTCCTTTTATTCCTCCAATAGAGGTTGCTTCTTGGGCTAAAGTATCAAATTTCATTTTTTACCATTTTATTTCTTTTAAACTTTTATTTTTTAATATACTATTAATATAGTAATTATGTTTTGTAGTTTCACCTTCTACTTCTTTATTTGGTATAGTGAAGACATAATTCCAATCAGGATTGATAGGAATATCTTCAATTGTATCTTTATTATATCCTTGCACACTAAATTTATTATTGATTTGCAATAAAAATTTAGATATAGTGGGGTTTGCTATTATCCAAATACAAGGATAATTTTTAGAAATGAATTTAATAACATGATTAATTAATTTCTCCCAATATTTAGCATGTGGTTCTGTATAACTTGCTGTCAAAGAAGAATAAAGAACAAAAATTCCTTGTTTTCTTAATTCCTGGTGATTTTCTTCAGTATATAATAAATGAGATTCTGTTAAAAACATTACAACTTTAATTTCTTTTGGTGACATTTCAAACATTTGTAAAATATCACTAAAGTGGGGTTTGTAATGAACTTCAGGAAGTATCTTACTAAACAATTCAGCTAAATCATCTTGATATATAAGTGGTGGAATTATTTTTCTCCAATCTTCATGGATTCTATTTAATTGATTCATAGCATTTTATGCAAAGTTAAAAAATTATTTAATTCAATTCTACCTTTTTTATAAATTAAATCAGAAGGGTCTGATATTTCTTCATTTAATAGACTTTTATCAAGGTGTATTGCTATAGATTTACCAGGAAAATAAGAATTAATATATTCAGAAACTTTAATACCTGCTTCAATTCCAGTTTCATCATTGTCAAAAAAGACAATTACATTTTTAAATCTTTTGCAAATAGGTAATAATATATCATTTGTAGGAATCATTCCTTCATTTTGAAAACCTATAACATTAAGATTCTGGTTTTTAAGCACTCTATAATCTTTAAATGATTTACTTATAATTAATAAATCACCAAATTTAGTAAGGCTATTTATACCATAAATATCATTTTGATTACAAGTAGTTAGAAACCTATTTTTACCTTTTTGTTGAGGTCTATGTAATTTCATTCTACCATTTAAAAAATCTGTATGTGCATAACATAAATCATAAGTTCTTGATGAAAAATCACCATTCTTTGAATTTATAATCTTAAATCTTTTAACTGCAAAAACTTTATCATCTACAAGATTTTGACTTGATATTTCATATCTCTTAAAATATCTTTCATCTCTTATATCAAAAGGTCTTCCATCAAACAATATTCTTACCTCTTTCTTAATTCTTTGTGTAAATGTAACATCTTCTCTTTCAGGTAATTCTTTACCTTCAATTAAATGCTTTTTTATAAATTTTAAAGTGTTATATAAATCACTTAGATTAAAAAATAATTGAACTGCATCAAAACAATCAATATTAATCATTTTTTTACCTCTTATATAAACTTGACTTCCAAAATCAGTAAATTTTAACTTACCAGAAGGATAGTACTGAAACCAACATCCAGCATCACTATCATCTCTAAAAGGAGATGTAACATAATCAAATTCTTTTGGTTTAAATTTAAAGACCAATTCAAATATATCTTCTTCAGATACATACTTTAAAATATTATCTTTATCTATAAAACCTTTTCTTTCTACATTATCATCATTTTTATTAAACATAAATCAAAATTAAAAAAAGAGAGAGTGTTTCCACTCCCTCTAATTAAATTATTTCCAAGTTGATGGAGTAGCAGGTTTAGCTGCTTGTCCTGTAGAAGCTGGAGCTTCAGCACCAACTCCTTGTTGAGTTCCTTTATTACCTTCCATAAAAGATAAATCTCTAGTAAATGGGTGAATATTTCCAGCACCATCTACATAATGAAGACCTTTTTCATCTCTTACTTCAGTCCAAGTTCCTCCAACTGGAGTAATTGAAGGTTTTAAGAATGCTCCACCTTTCATGTTTTTAGGCAATTCAGGATAAGTTTTATCTTGGTCTTCAGCAATTTCCCATTGGAATTCTAAGAAACCATCAACAGGCTTAGTTGCAAAATCAGCTGGAACTAAAGATAATACTTTAGAACACCAATCAGCAAAACTAGTTGCTGGTACAGCTAATGCTCTAACTAATTGGTCTTGAGTAACACCTACAGCTTTAACTGCATGGTTAATAACAGCCATTTTCTGAGTCATGTCAGTTTGATATAATTCAGCATAACCTTCTTCACCAGGAGCTACTTTAGTATTTTTCTTACCAAATAAGTCACCAGTAGTATCATAGATTCTTCTTCTATATTCTCTGTCTCCTATTTGAAACCAAATATCTACTGCATCACCAGGTCCATTATCTTTTCCAGCTGTGTTAGTAAATTCTAATTTAGTAATATTACCATGATTTAAACCAAATTTACCACCACCTGATTTACCTTTTAATGACTCATCTTCATCATTTACTGCTCCAAATACAAAATTTGTACTCATATTATTTTATTTTAAATATTATTTTTTTTAGAAAACTCTTTTAATAATATAAAACTCTTTTTGTATTCCTTATTCTTATTTCCAAGTAGGGATTTCTGTCACAGGATTTTCTGCAACATTATCTGTAGCATTCTCAGTTGTATTCTCTACATCTGTTCCAGAAATTGCATTTTCCACACTTGGTTCAAGAGTTTCTTCAACTACTACAACAGCTTCTGCTACATTAATATCACCTACTTCTTCATTGTTTTCAACTACTGTATCTGTAACTAGTACAAAAGCTGGTTTATGTAATTTTCTAATTTTTAAACCTGCTTGTTTTAAAGCTGTACCCATTTGAGATACTGGAATACCATAATGTGATGCTAATGCATCTTTTTTCCAACCATCTTCAACTTGTTTAGTTAAAGTAGCTAAATTGATTTGAACTGCTTCTTTCATTTTTGTAATTTTTAATATTTATAAATATAAAACTCTTAATAACTCAATAATTTTTGAATTATAAAATTGTAATCATTTTCAATAACAGGGTCAAATAACCCCATAGGACTTCTTGCAGTATTAACTCCATCATTTTCAGTAGTTAATAAATAATGTGTTTTATCACCTTCTTTTTTAACTTCAGCATAAAATACTGATTCAAGTCTTCCTTCTAATTGCATTTTAGTACCAATTTTTCCAAGAATTTTTAATCTTTTCTTGTTATCAATACCTGATTTATAATCTTCAGTATGACCTGTTAAAATAGCATATCTTTCCTCTTCAAACATACCATTAGCTAAACCTTCATCAATATGTCTAATAACATCTCCATAAGATTTAGGTACTAAATGATATGGCATTCTAGGATTAACCTTTTTACCATATTCTTCTTTACCACCTTCCCACACAGGATTTTTATTATCAGCATTAAACCAAATGTTTGTATTTGGAGGTAATGTTCTCATACCAGTAGATTTACCTGTTCCTGGTTCACCAAGAACTAAAACAATTTCAAAACCTCTGTCTTGTAAGTCAGAGATTAATTGCCAAATATCTTTACCCATATCCATCCATGCATCATGACCTGGCTTTTTAGTAGCTGTCATCCACATTTCATTTTGAATACCAGTTAAAGTATCTACACAAATAGTTCTAATCTTACTCATATTATTTTAATGAAAATTTAGTTCCACCTACAATAATGTATTGAATAGTTCTTGGGTCAACTTCTCTTTTTCTAGTGTCATAATCTTCACCAGCTTTGTTCTTTTTAATTTCTTTAGGTAATTCCATATCAAAGAAATGAATTCTACCTAAATCATCAACAAAACCATAATGTCTTCCTTTCATGACTCTTAAATCACCAGGAATTACTTTAGATATAGGATTGTCAATTAAATCAGCTAATAAAGCAGTTGCATTTGCTAAAGATGCTGATTGAACTTTCTCAATAGCAGCTTGTTTTTCAGCTTCATAAGCTTTTTTAGTTTTAGCTACATCTTTCTTGAAGAAAGCCACAGTCATTGCAATTCTTGGACTATTGATAAATAAATCAGCTAATTCAGTCATTGTTTTCTTTTCTTCTTTATTAAAGATGTCTGCTGATTGTAATACAGCTTCTACATAAGGTTTACCAATGTTTAAGTCATTACCTAAATCATCTGTTACATCAATAGATGTTGGATTCACTTTCTTTACTACAAAAAATGAAGTTTCTGACAGGATTGAACCTGCTTTTAATTCTTTTGTGTTCATAATATTATTTTTTTACTACATTTTTATAAAATCCTGTTGATACATCTTTTCCTGATGCTACATTTTTAGAATAAGTTGTTCTAGCTGCACTATTTGTAGTCATACTAGAAGCTAAACCACTTGCAGAACCATCATAAACCAATGTATTACTTTTATCAATAGATAAAGCTCTACTTACATTAGCTACATCATATGTAGTTCCAATAAATGTTACTGTATAATCTTCTTTTAATTCTTTAATTAAAGAAGAAACTTTTGTTGAAGAATATTTAATAGAACCATTTTCTCCACCATCAGTGTAAATATTAACAAGAACTTTTTCTCCTTTAGGAACATTTTTCTTAACTCTAGTTAAAGTTTCACCAATAGCATCATACAAAGCTGTGATTCCTCTATCATAAAATTTAACTGGAGGAACATCCTTAATAGGTTGATTAATAATTTTGAAATTAATATCATTTGTAGAAGAAAAATCACAGATAGTATAAACATAATTTGCTACATCTGATTTTTTTAATTCTTTTACACCATCATTAATACCTTTATTAGCATTATTAATTTTACTTCCACCCATAGAACCACTACAGTCAATAATATCTACAATATGAATTGTAGGTATTCCTGTAGTTTTAGTTGTAACTTTTTTTGTTGGTTTACTTTTAATTTCAGTATTTGTACCATTAATCATACTTTCAAGATATGATTTATAATCATCAACTGTACTATAACCAGCCTTTTTAGCTAATACTAATTTTCTATCTTTATTACTTCTTTTAAAAGAAGCTAATAAGTCTTTAAATAATTGTGTACTCATTTTTATTTCATTTCTAATAATAACCAATCTTTTGCAAGAATGTCATCATTTGTTAATGTGTAAGGAGATGCTGTTTTAGATTCAAAATCTACAAAAGCTAAATAAGATTCTAGCTTGTATTCTCCATCTATGATTTCTGGTGTAATAGAGATATGTCCATCAATACCACAATCAATCCATGATTTTCTTGTAGCCATTCCACCATTTTCTAATTCTTCCAATGCTTCAGAAAAACCAATTAATAAGGTTTCTCCACAAATAGGACAATTAGTTGAATCTCCAGTACATTGAGATTTTTCTTCTTCCATAACTGGTTCTTCTTTAACATCTGGAATTGCTTCTTCTTTTGCTTCTACTTTACTAGAAGAAATAGTGTGTTTAAGCTTTGCCATAGTAAGAACCATTCCCATTAATGGGCTAGTTTCAGCAACACTTTCAATAAATTCAGGAGTTACAGAAGCCATGTCTAACTTTTCTCCTGCTTCATTTACAATTTGTAATTTCATAATTTTAACTTTTAATGTTAATTTGTTTAAAACTCTTTAAATTTCCAAGCATATCTGTTCTGAAGTGTTGTGGAAAAATACAATGTCTTGATTCTACTAAGTGAATAGTCCTCATGTTAGGAAAAAGTGGATTTTGTTTTGAATCTCTTAATTGAAGTCCAAAATGTTTTTGCAATCTAAATTTATCATCATTAGGATTAAAAATTGTGAATAAATAATCACAATCCTCACTCATATTACCAGAATCTTTAATTTCATCTCCTGAAGGAAATAATTCATCTCCAGCAAATTTAATTTTATCCATATCAGCCATACCTCTGTTGGTATGTATAATAGGAACAAATGTAAATCCACACCAATTTCTCAATTCTACCATATATTCAAGCATCTTGTCAACAGTTTGTTTCATCTGCCATCCTCTTTCTGGTATCAATTTTCTTAAATGGTCCATTACTATAATAGTAAATTTCTCTGGATTGTTTGCATGATAACCAGTTATTCTATTAGCTGTTGTAGAGTTATATAGAAAATAACCTGATTTTTCTGCATGTCTTTTTAGAGATTTGTAAATTCCTGTTGGATTATCTTTACTTTCACAAAATTTAATAAAACCTTTTCTTACTTGAGCACCATTACTGGCATATTCTCCAAATAAAGGAATTATTCTTGTTTCATAAACAGTAATTAATGCTTTCTTTATATTATCACTTACTTTGATAATATTTCCATTGTCATCTTGTAATCTACCTCTTAAATAATCAGGAGATAAATCAATAACAGTTTGTGGTTTACCACCTACAGTGTAAGTTACACCTTCTTCTAATTGAATTTTTTCTATTCCAAAATCATGATATAAAAAGTAAGCAGCAAAATCAAATTCTTTACTTACTCTATCTAATTCAAAAGAATAATAAATCCATTCAATTGGAATTTTATGTTCCATAGCATAAAGAAATGGTTGAATTACAAAAGCATAATCTACAAAAGTGGATTTACCAGATTTAGATGCTCCAGCAGCTCCATAAATTCTTGCTCTTTGAACTCCATTTATAGCTTTTGAAACATTTCCAACTCCTTCTCCCATTGGTAGTCCTTTATTACCACCAGATTGTCCTTTGTTGAATTCTTCAACTAAATTCATTATTTATCAAATATCACTATTGTTACATTATATTCTGATAAAACTCTTTTTATGATTTTTTTAACTTCTTTCCAATTTCCTCCTCCAATACCACAACCTATCAAAGGTAATCCAATTTTAGAATTAGGTTCTATAGTTTTTGCTAATTTTTTCAATGATAATTCAAGAGCAGTATAATCTAAATCAGGACCAGGATTATACTGAGTATATAAATTAAAAACAGATAATAAATTATCACCATGTTTATATCTTACATAAGTAAAATCTCCCCATCTTTGAATTGGACTTCTTTTATCATTGAAATCTTTTACATAAGCATCATTAAATTGTCTTTTAATTTGAAAAGCTATTCCAGCTCCCATTGTTTTAAAACAATTTGCACCATGAGCAATTACATCAAATTGATGATTTTTAGCCATTTCTAATAAATCACCTTTTACTTCTTTATACTTTCCCATGTCTTTCTTTAAATTTAGTATAAATGTAATCTACTGCATCATCTGCTTTTTTTAAAGAATTAGACATTTTTTCCAATCTATCTTTTAGTTCTTCATTAGATAGATTACCTTTTTCTAATCTCATTTGTAATAATTGAATATTAGCTCCAATATTACAAGTTGCACCACCATGTTCATGCATACCATAAGAAACTATTTTACCTTCTTCTGTATCCCAAAATCTTTTAATTACTTCTCCCATTATTGCATAGTATTAGTTACAGAATTTCTTCCTTCTACTTGATGTTGTTCCTCTAAGTATTTATCTAACCAATCTAAAATAGTTCTAGTTTTTGTAGCTCCAATACCTTTTTGAATAAAATAATGTGGAAACATTAAATATCTTGTATCTGTATTAACAATATACAATTTAGTTGCTCCAATAATATCTTCTTTTCTTAAAATAGGATTTTTAGCAAATAATTGTTTTAGTAATGAAGTTGCTTCTCTTACATGTCCACCTTTAGTTGGATTAGCTTCTTTAAATAGTGGCACATACTCAGTCTTTACCCATTCAAAAGCAGTTTCCTGACCTTCAAATAATGGAACATTCCATTTAATACTTCCTTTATCTTCAGTAAAAATACCTGTTATATTCATTTTTTGCTTAAAAGCATCAGGAATGTAACTTGGTTTATAACCATAATATAAAGAAATTAAATGACAGATTCCATCATCTTTCTGAATTTTACATTCAGTAAGAATTTCTAAAATTTCATTATTTACTTCCATAATTTAGACTCTACAAGTTTTTTTAACTTTATGAAATCTCCATAAACTACCTTATGTTTAATATCTTTTAATGATAAAGATAGTTTATTTTCTAATACATATTCTTCAGCTAAAGGTCTAGTTGAAAAAGTTTTAGAATCATCAAGCCATTGCATAGCTTTTTCAGTATTATCAAAATTAGCTAATACACAATCAATAAGAGATAAATCACTAGAAACTCTATAAAATTGTTTATTTTTAAATATATAAACATTATCTTCAGTTAAAAATAGTGGTATATTATTAGATTTTTTTAATATATTAATACCATTACAATATCTACCTTCTTCAAGGTATCTTAGTCTATAATTAGAAGAACCATAACTAAATAATAATGACTTATTTGTTGAAAATGTTATATTTTCAAGTAAACCATTATCTCTTGCATCATCTTGATGCTCTATATAATCTCCAAGTGTGAAAATTAAATTATCAGATAATCTTTTAACTGAATGTATATTAAAATTTGAATTTAAATAACTTAAAGTATCTTTTTGTACATTATAACTTATAATATCATTAGAAAGATATTTACTTAATCTAAAATTAGATAAAAATGCACCATCTCCATTCCAATCTTTAACAGAATAAATTTCTGTAGAGTCACTTTTTCTACTAATAGTTATTATTTGATAATCATTTTGACTAATTTCTTTCCAATACTCAGGAAATTTATCAATTTGAGCAATAAAATGAATACCAATAATTATATCATTTTCAATTAAGTCATACTTTGTACCATTTGGAACAGTTTGAGTAGCTACAATTCCTAATTTTTCAAAACCAGGATATGTTTTTATAAGTTCAAACTTCCTAATCATTATCTTCTTCTTTAAGTTCCCTTACACTAATTACAAGACCAGCTTTAAAATTAGTTTGTGCTTCTTCAGCTGAGATGGCATCTACATCCATCCATTCTTTATCCTCTCTACCATGTGGTAGAAATACTACTCTAAATTTTTTCATAATTTTAAGTCATTATAATTAATATATTCTATTTTTGATTTATCAAAGTTTTCTAAAGCAGATTCAATCCATTTTTCATCCTTAGTTTTCATTAAACATAATAACCAAATTGTTGCTTTGTAGTCTTTTTGTTCTAAAAGAGTTCTTGCAATTTTCTGAGAAGTTGTTCCATTATTATCTGAATCAGCTTGAATCATACCTAAATGGTCAACTTCTTTATATGTCCAACCAATACCTCCAGCATTAACCATAGTTATCTCATCTATTTCACCTTTAATAAATTTTTGTACAGCTATATCATTAGTTTTACTATGATAAAAATTATTAGATATAGCTTCAGCTTGATTTATACTTGCACAAAAGAATAATTTCCTTCCTTTAAGATTTTCAATTAAAAATTTAGCTACTTCAGTTTTTGAAGGACTGTTATAAATAGCTCTCATTCTAGCTAATATCTTAAACATGACATCTCTACTTCCTTGAGCTACAGCTTTATTGGCAGTAGAATCTAGCCAAGTGTACTGTTTCTCTTCAGAAGTAAAAAATGGTTTATCTTTATTTCCAGCTTTAATAGTATTAGTTTTACCTAATGGTATTTGTATAACCTTTATTTGATAGTTAGCTAACATTCCCATATTTACAGCTTCGTTAATTGTAAGTTTATACAATACTGGTAATTTTAATAACTTGTAAAGCTCTTTTTTAGATTCATGTTTTGTTTGTGTACCTGTCATACTAATCATATAGTCACAAGTCAACTCTTTATTAAACATATTGATACCATTATTTACTGTAAGAAATTGTTCTTCATCTAAGATGATAACAGTATAATGACCTCTTAGTTTATTAAGAGATGCCCATGTAGTAGTTGTTAATCTACTTAAATATTTTTTAGCTTTCCAAGTTTCAAATTCTTGTGGTATATCTTTTTCTGCAAGTTCTGCTGAAGGTGTAACCCACAAGATAGATTTAGGATTGTTTTTCTTAATAATATCAATAGCTAATTTACTTTTACCAACTCTAGGAGCTAATAGTAATCTACCATGTGGGTTAGGCTTTAAAGAATCTACTATTTCTTTTTGAATTTTACTTTTTTCTTTATTTGTCATATTTTAATGGCATTCACCATAATTTTTACCAAAATCTACACTAATACCTATTTCAATGTTTAAATTTAACTCTCTGTTAGTTTCAACCATTGCTTCTTTAAGTATTGCTTCAATTTCAACTTTATATTTTGTAGGACAAATCAATAAAATCTCATCATGATATTGTAAGACAACTTTTATACCATAATCTTTTGTTTTTTGTTTTACTTTTCTTAACCAAGAATCAAATACAAATACTCCACTATTTTGATTTAGTGTAGAAAATCTATCTTTCTCAGCTTTTAAAAATAACCAGAATCCACTAATAGGATTATACAACCATTTCTGTCCATTGACAATTTTTACTGTACAAGAATCAGCAGTTTGTTTAACAGCTTTATTTCTTTTCCAATAAGTTTTGTGCAATTTTGTAGCAAATGCTAAATCACATTTTAAAGTTTCTGCAATTTTAGGTGGTCCTGCACCATAAGTAGCTGAAAAGTTAACTGTTTTAGCATTACCTCTAATGGTTTTAATTCTTTTGTAAGTCAATTCATCTTCATCAGAATCAAACTTAAACTCAGATTTTTGTTCTTCTTTCTTGAATTCTACATCTTTGTAGAACTGCTCTTCTTCTTTTGTTAATAAACCTGATAAGACACCAATATCAATATGTGGGTCAAATCCTGGAACTCTCATATCTCTCACATAATCAGGGTCAAAGATATAAATATAATGTTGTTTTGTGTTATCCTCTAAACCAGAAATATCACTTCCACACATTATATAGTCAGGGTCATTGATTGTTAAACAAGACCTGATTTGGCTTCCATACCATTTATCAACTCCTGGTAAATTCACTACTGGCTTAGAATGTTGTAATCTTAATGTATTAGTTAATCCATGAGCTGTAGAATAGATTTTATTATTATCATCTTTATTTTCTAAAAATGACTTAAATAATCCATATCTATGTTGTGCCTTATAAAGACCATCAAGGTCTTCTAAATAAGGATGCTCATCAAACAATTCTTTCACACTTTTACAAAGTCCTTGTCCAAAAGGTAATGATACTTGTGGTAAATTCTCACCTGTATTTTTACTGATTTTGAATGTTTTAGGTTTCCAACCTAGTGAAAATAACCAATCTTTTAATTGTGCTGGTGAACCAGGATTAGGTAATTCTCTGATTTCTGTAGTTCCTTCAAAAGGTAAATTGAAATCTTTCAATCTTTCAATCCATTTAACTCCATGACTAGATAGTGTACCATCTTGTTTATATAGAGTTTTTGGCATAGAATGTAATATTTTTCCAAGAGTTTTTGGCATACTATGAGATAAAGTATGAACTTTATTGTCAATAATAATCTCTAACTCTTTCATTGACTTATGAACTAAATCAATATCTAAATCAATACCAACTTCTTCTTGGTCTTTAAGACAATCTAATTTAAATGTAAGATAATTGAATATAGAATTAACCATATCCATATCATTATTATAAATCTGCATTGTATATTCCATTTGACCATGAAATAATCTTGTATTAATCTCAACATCACTTTCACATCTATGAATATAGACTTCTAAAGGTTGATTTTTCCAATCTTCTACAACAGGTTTTCCAAAACCTAATCTTTCTCCCCAAGCACCTAAACCATGTTTAAAGTTTTTGATTGGATAATGATAATAGGATATACCTAGTGTATCAATTAATCTTGCATTGATTTCAATGTCTAATAATTTATTTAATACAGGAATATCATATTTTACAATATTATGACCTACAAGTGTATCAGTCTTATTAAGAAAATTAACTATTTCTTCATTAGTAGTACAAGTACCACTAAATAATAATTGAGTTCCCCAATAACTTC